ACCCATTAATATATTCCTTTAATCTATTTTGAGGTGTCCATCCTAATCTATTTAGAGCATCATCATTTTCTCTAAGTGTTTTACGATAATTTCCTTTTTGGTCAGGTATGTGTATTGATTCAGTTCCAAACTTCTCTTTAAACATTTCGTATACTTCATTAATAGAATAATTTATACCAGTACCCAATTCCCAAGCATCTTCATGCTTTTCAGAACCAATTCCTATTTTATATAATCCATCTATAATGTCATCAACATGAGTAAAATCTCTTCTTTGTTCACCATCACCCACAATAGTAATCGGTAATCCATCTCTAACTTGTCTTCTCCAAATTCCAATTACTGCTGCCCAGTCTCCATCTACAATTTCATTTGGGCCGTAAACGTTATAGAATCTACAAATTTCTACATCTAAATTGTAAACTTTTTTGTATAGTTTATAAATCTCCTCACCCATATGTTTAAAACAAGCATAAGGTGATTGATATGGGTTGTGCCAACGAGATGATGAACCTGCATAAACAACTTTTACATTATTATGTTTTGCCCAATCTGCAACACATAAAGTTGCTGTTGTGTTAACTCTAAATGTTTCTAATGGATTTTCAAATGAGGGTTGAATTCTACTTAATGCTGCTAGATGATAACATAAATCAAATTTATCACCTCTCCAATATTCAATTTGTTCAATATCTCCACTTATGTAGTTACATCCCTCTATGTGATTTTCTACTAAACCACTATCGTAATTATCTAATGAATGAACTTCGTGTCCTTCAGTTAGTAATCGTTTTATTAAATTGGTGCCAATGAATCCTGCACCACCTGTAACTAATATTTTCATACCTATATTACATCATTTATTTCTATAAGAGTTGCCATAAAACAAATCTCCTTATCTACAATCATAGCATCTTTATATTGCCCTTGTGCAAGAATCATAATTACGGCAGAGGTATTACCCACTGCATAATCATTTACCTTTTCGTAAAGATGGGTATATAATTCAGTAAAATCTTGTATACGAGAATCTGCAACTGCTTGTCTTAGATTTATATAACGATTTCTCTTATCATCTTTTGATTTAAGAATATCGATAATTTTTACTCTAACATCTGCATCAGATATACTACTACTATCAATTTTTAATATCCCCTTTGAGGAATTAAGTTGACAGGTATTAATAATCTTACGAATATCTGGATATGATGAATCTACTATTGGAACTAATTCTTTTAATTCAAATTGGATTCGTTCCTCCGTTAATATCTTGCTGATTTGAACAGCAACATCTTTTTTAGTGGGTGGTATAATCTGAAAGGTTTGACATCTACTTTGTATCGGGTCAATGATTTTCTCCACATAGTTACAAGTCAAAATGAATCGACAATGTTTACTAAATGTTTCCATTAGATTTCTAAGGATTGCTTGAGCTTGAGGAGTCATATAATCAAACTCATCTAAGATAACAATTTTTATATCTTTAAACCCAATTGTAGATGCAAATGATTTTACTTTATTACGGACAGTATCCACATTGTTTTCATCAGATGCGTTTAGTATCATAAAATCACAATTGATTGAATTGACAATTAACTTTGCAAGTGTAGTTTTTCCTGTTCCCGCTTTACCAAACAAAAGTAAATGTGGGACATCACCACTTTCAATATAATCACGAATCTTTTGTTTTAAATGGTCATTACCAACATAATCCTCTAATTTCTTAGGACGATATTTTTCAACCCAAAGTGTATTTGGGGTTTCTTCTTTTATATTTTCTTCAAAAAATGCCATATTATTTATTTTATACTCTACAAAGATACGAAATATTTTTCAAATTACCAAACAAAAATGGGAGAATTTTTCTCCCATTAATGTTTAGTTTAAGATGTTATTATCGTCCAAAGATATAACGAATACCTAATTGTGCACTCCATACATCAAATACTGATGAATTGTACTGATAAGTATCTCTAGCTAAAATGGTAGAACCATCTGCTAATCTTTGAGTTGCTAATTTATAAACCGGTTCACCTGCTGCATTAGTAGATGAGTAGTTTAGAATTGTTGGAATAGTTGCTCTTTGAGAAACACCCCACTCATTATTCAATAAGTTACCAAAGTTTAAGATATCAGCTCTAATTTGAATTGTATTCTTTTTACCTTTAACTTTTACATAAATGTCTTGTACTACTGATAAATCTAATCTATTCAACATAGGAATAAATGAACCATTTCTTTCAGCGTATTGACCTTTGCGAGAAGATAAGTACTCATCTTGTCCGATGTAAGAATCAAATGCTGCTTGTTGTTCAGCTTCAGTATAAGTTCTTGTACCTACTACCAATGGTGCGAATTTGATATCAGAACCTTTGTTTGGTACGAAGATTAATTCATTGTTAGAAATACGGTCTCCGTTCATATCACCACCAATTGTGTAAGAGAATGGGTTACCCTGATTTCCAACATAACCTAATGTGAATGAAGTTGCTCCACCAAATCCTTTACCATATTCTAATCTATATCCTAACAAACCAACTAAACGATTTGGAGATAAGAAATCTGAATTAGAAAGAGATAAATCATTATTACCATTTACACTTCTTGCACCTGTCCAACTACCACTAGCAATTGAACCTGCACTCATATAATCTATTGCGGTTGATGTAGTCCAAGCGAATGAACCGAATATACCTCTTTGGTAAGGATATTCCAACTTCAATGTTAATGAATTAAATAATGCATCTGATGTATTTGTTAATACAATTGCATTTGAAACATTATCATTTACCCTAACACCATTATCGTTTCCTGCGAATTTAGCTCGTTGGTCAACTCCTACGAATTTACCAGTTGGAACTTCTAAGTTTGCACTATAATAATGAACTGCGTTTAAATTTTGATTTACAATATATTCAGCAGTACCAATGAAACCAAATGGTAACTTTTGGTCAATTGCGATATTTGATTTCCAAACTTGAGGGAATTTATAATTTACATCCGTAAATGCTAAATCAAATGTTGAAGGTAATGTTGGAGTTGAAGGAATAAAGTATTTGTTAGGGTCTGCAGTGAAACCATATTTGGTTGCTGCTGCACCACTTGCATCAATATATCCTGTCAATACACCATTGTTACCCACTTGATTAGAGATAAACACATATGGAGGTCTGCCGGTAAAGATACCACTACCACCTCTTAATTGAGTCTTTCCATTACTGAATACATCGTGGTTAAATCCGAAACGAGGTTCGAATAAAGTTTGTGTTGATGGTAATTTACCAGTATTAAATTTCTCTCCATTAGCAAATACCATTGCAGATACTGCTGGATTTTCTAACGCAGTTTGTTCGAATGAAATAACTGCTGCTCTTAAACCAAAAGTGAACTTTAAGTTTTCAGTTGCTTGGAATTCATCTTGTGCATAAACATCCAATCTATCAGTTTTCAAAGTCTGCATTGGTTCAATTGCTCCCGGTAATGCCGAATAACGGAATTGGAAACGAGATGGAACTAATGTAGAAGGTGCACCACCATTTGCTAATGATTGATTAGCTGCGGTGTAGAAATCTGCTAAACTATTGAAGATGTAAACACCATTAGATGCAGGGAAGAATAAGTTATTAGATTGATATTTCTCATAGTTGAAACCAAATGTCAAAGTGTGTTTATTTGCATACTTTGTTAAGTTGTTTGTAATATGGAAAGTGTTATAATCTAACTTATTTCCTGGAGTGAAAGGGTCGAACCCTACCGATGTAAGAGTTGTTGCTCCTTCTTTAATATCAATCGTTGGGAACATTTGAGAACGATATGCTCTATCCTCAATTTGTTTATCATATCCAACAATTAAGTTGTTATGTAAAGTGTTTGATAATTTAGAGTTCAATTCCAATACATAAGAACGAGTATTATCCATAATAATGTAACCACTATTTTGAAAACTCATTGCTAATGCTGATTGTGTTCTATTACCAAATCCTGCTGAAGTTGAGTTTGAAACGTTAATCTCTGCTTCAGAATCGTGGTGTACATAACGAGCCGTTAATTTATGTTTATCATTAATGTTCCAATCCATACGAACCAAAAATTTGTTTGATTTGTTTGCGTTAGAATATCCTTCAAACGGGCCAGTTGTATAATTAAACTTATCTTGCATAAATTTAGATAAGTCCGATAATTGTGTATAAGTTGGTCTACTGATTTGTGTACCCGTTGCAATTGGAGAACCAGTTGAAAACCATGTTGTACCCGGTTCAGTTCTTTCAATTGATTCGTAGTTACCAAAGATAAATAATTTGTTCTTAATGATTGGTGCACCTAAACGGAAACCTTGTACCTTCTCATCAAATTTAGATGCAGTTACTTTTGTTCCTCTAGCATTATCACCTACATATGTAGAACTATTATCTCTTTGTGTTTGATATACCGAACCTTCGATTTCATTTGTACCACTTCTTGTTACTGCGTTGATACCTGCACCGGTGAATCCACTTTGACGGATATCAAATGGGGCAATGTTAACTTGTAATTGCTCAATCGCATCTAAAGAGATTGCTGATGCTCCAGTTCTACCACCTGCCTGTGCAGATGAGCCTAATCCGAATCCATTATTGAATTGAGAACCATCGATTGTAAAGTTATTCAAACGAGAATCTTGTGCTCCGAATGAGTTTCCGTTTCCGTTTGGATTGTACTTTGTAATACCATCAATTGTTCTTGCTCCCGTAATAGGAATATTTTGTAAATCTCTACGAGTAAATTGTTGAGATGCACCGGTTCTTTCTCTTGAAATAATATTATTTCTAGTAGAAAGTACAACAACCTCTTTTAAAATTTGATTTTCATCAATTAAAATAAAGTCTACATTTGATGTTACACCTAATTGAGTGTTTACATCTTTCTCTTCACCTTTCTTAAATCCAATAAATGAAGCATGGATTGTGTATGGACCACCTACTCTTACTGCAGGTAATACATAAACACCATTTTTGTTTGTAATCGAATGGTACTGAGTACCGGTTGGTGTGTGAGTAGCGTGAATTGCTGCACCTACTAACACTTCTTGCTTTTCATTCTTTACAACACCTGAAATAGTTGATGTGGTAACTTGACCAAATCCTACTAATGCAGATACTGAAAGGAGAAGCGATAAAATCACTTTTTTCATACTTGTTTTGTTGTTTTAGTTAAAAAATAAATATTTGAGATTTACAACCCATTAGGTTGATTCGGTAATCGAATATTGTTATTATGATTTGATTTGATTTTCAAATCCTTCACTATCTATATTTTATATTAAATAAATTATTTATTATATACAACAAATGTTGTTATTGCATATCTACCAATTCCACCTATTACTTTATTGACTTGATGTTCAACATTTTTACCATTTTCTTTTAATGATATAACTACCACATTACCAAATATTGGTAATATCTCTTCAGTATTATCTAATTTTAAAACACCACCATTATTTATATCATAAGTTTCATTTAAATAAATCATAATAGCACAAACTCTATTTAAATTATTTCCGTCTTTATGATTTACTATTTGACAACCATAATCAAAAAATGTTATATCGTTAACGAGTGATTGTAACTTAATAGACTCATCTATTGAGAATATTTTTTTACTAATATCGTATTTAATTTTTTGTATAGTGTTTCCAAATGGTAAATTATGATATTCGGCACGATACCAATTTTGAAAAGGTTGACCCTTTATTAATTTTAACTTTGTTAACATTGCCTTTTGAGCATCTTCAAATGAAGGATATCCTACACTATTTTCGTTTATCTTTGATTCATCGGGGTTATATGAACTTCCATCCAATCTAATCCCCGTCATTAAATGTTTTAAATTATTAATTTCATTACATTTAAGGGGCAATAATTCATTATAATACTCTTCATTAAAATCTTTAAGATTAAATTGAGTATATCCTTTTATTTCTATATCTGATTGAAGTTTGTTAAATTGCATCGGTATTATATTTTGCTAATTCTTCCGGTGTTGCAAATGGTAGGGGTGGTTGTTCAGCCCAAAATTGTTTTTCCAAATCATCTAATGATTCGCCTAATGATTGATTTATATTTTGTATAGTTGGAGAATTTGGGCCGTGTTCCGGTTTCCATGTTGAATTAGTATAACTCATTGTACTCCCACTTGGATACCCATATGCAGTTGATGTACTTCCAAATCCAAATGGTGGATTAGCTATTGTAATAGAACCACCACCAGGTGTTGTTGTTATTGTTGTACCATTTGTATCCGGTTGTTGGCAAGTTATTTTATATGGATTATACGGGTCTACATAATGTGGATGTTGCCAAGTAGGGAACGGGTGTGTATTTGGTGCAGTATTCGGAACTCCAAATGGAAATCCTATTGGTTCTTCATCTTTAACCTCTGCCAATTTATCTTTTAACAAATCCCATTGTTTTGGAGTGATATTAAATTCATGTACTCCCTCTGTGAATCCTTTTAACCAAAGGACAAATTCTTTTGATGTCATTATGTATAAATATTAAAATTTATAAAAATTATGGTTTATAAAATACAAAAATGGGTTCAAACTTATAAGCTTTACCATCGTGTTTAACTGCGTTCTTAATACCGGTTTTAGATGGGTCTAATCCTACCATTCGGGTCATTAACATCTTCAATCTACCTTTATACTCACATCCCAATTCGGTTAGAATATCAATAGAATCTTGTTCCAATGCATAGTAGGTATCCTTACCAATTTTAATATCGGCAATATTCCATAGAATGTATCTATCATTTTTAAGATACTCATAAATGGTAGTTAGGGTAGGACGTAAGAAGTTTTGTCTCCAATCCTCATACTCACCATATGCTTTGAATGATTGATTCTCATCTTGTGAATATTGTTCTCTATTAAAATATGGGGGTGACGTGAATGCTAAATCCAATTTACCTGCATACTTTTGAAACTTAGGATTATGTTGAATCAACTCCGAACCATCTTGAAATAACTCGTAAGTGTTTGATTGTTTTTGAACCTCAAAGAATTTACCAAATGTTTCTGAATAATCATCTACACAATTTTTGTTGTAGAAATCAGCAACATACTCATAACGAGAGATACCTAATTCCGGTATAAAGTTATCAGGGTTCGGGTCAGTTCCAATGTAATGGGTTTTCTTACGAGAACTCATTGCACCTAATATTCTGCCACCCCATCCACTTGATGAATCATAAATGTGTAGGGGGTCTGGTTGTTCAATATGTGAAGTGTAATGTTCGTATAACCACTTAGCGGTTAGTGCAGGAAAATTCACTGCAGGTTGACCACAACTTAAACGAAACACTTGTAATATCTTTGGAAAGATACCAATTGTTTTATCGTACCAACGAATCAGATAGAAAAACTTTTTAACCGTCCCATCTTTTAAAGTGGTAGATGGTTCAATAGTTTTAATATTAGATAATTGAGTATGTGATAACCATCCCTTATCCTTACATTCTTGTACTTGTTCAGCAGTTAGGTATAGATTACCAAATCCAATATATTGTTCATTGATAGTACCATAATTATCTAAGGTATCCTCCTTTACTTTCGCAAGAACAATACCTATGTTTTCGTACTTACCAACGAACACTTTACCTTCATGTACTTTTTGTATAAATTCAATTCCAGTTTCACCATCCCAAAATTCATTCTCATCTTTCTTATTCACAATAGAACGTGACCACGAATACATAGAATCTTTCTTAACCGCACGTTTCATTATATGAACGAAGGTATCTTCTAATTTCGGGTCTGAGAAATGGTCATAAATAGATAATCCACCTTCTGCTGATTTACCGATTGATATTTTGGTTTTCAACATAGTTGGAAAGAATTGATTTACGGCTGATGCATCTTTATTGAAGTTTTGTAAAATACCCAATGAGTTATCATCTCCCGTCAAATCTTTTTGAAGGAAATCACAATCATTTGTTTTTAACTTTTTGAATGAATCGATTATATCATTCTTATCTTTTCCGATAACAGGAGGAACACCATCGGTATCCCATTGTTTAGTTACTTCTATGCGTAGTAACTTTGCCCAACTAATAAACTCATCATCAGTCATTTCTAATAACCGATGATAAGTTGTATTGGATTGGAATTCAGAAAATTTAGACCTTTCGTAATAGTGTTTAGTCATATATTAGTTAGCGATTTCCACTAAATAGTAATCGGATGTATAGGCATCCACTTCAAAATGAATATGAGATAACCCTTGTGATGAAATTTCTAAGATAGCATCTTTAGCTTCTTTGTTTGCAACTAAGATTTCTTTTAAGTAAGTTGCTGAGAATGAGATTGGGTTAATACTACCTTCACACTCACAATCCACATCAATAGAAATTCTATTAGTGTTAATGTTTGAATGACCTAAGATAATTTGACACTTACCATCTTTTGCAACAAATGTGAAATTGTTCTCATCTGTCAACGCCGATTTAGCACGGATGAACTTTGTAATAAAGTTTTCGTCTAACTTAATTTTAATGTTGAAAGTTGGTAATTGTTTCAAATCAGGTACATTTGGGATAACCGAAAGGTCAGCCAACATATAATTGATTGAAGTTGAACCATCTTTAAACTTTAATGATACCGCTTTACCATCTACGTCAGAGATTTCAAAATCAATTGATTCTCCTAATACTGATAACATTTTAGTCAACTTAGATGTATCATATACACCAAATGTTGTATCACTATGACCAAAATCTGTCATTGTTACTTTACCCAATACTGATTTATCATCAGAGATGAATGCAGTTGTTAATGAGTTGTCTTTTGTTTCCCACTTTACAGATTCTACTAAACCTGCAAGATTGTACTTTTGTACGAAACGCCCTAATTTACCTTTTTCCATTGTTGTTTTTTTTTATTGTTTTAATTTATTGTAATTACAAAGATACGAATAATTTTTGAATTATCCAAATTTATTTTAAAAAGAAAAGAATTTTTCTGCATTTTTTTGTTCACTCATCACCTCACCCCAACCTAAAGCGTTATAGAAATCTTGTAATTTACCTTTTAATTCCGCTTCGAAGATTCGATTGTGGTCGGTATAAGTTGCAATGAAATCAACTATCTCATCGGGGTCGTCATATCCTGTGAATCCCAAACCATCAATTCCTAATGGATTATTTTTAAGATAGACCCATTTGATTTTATCACCATCTTTCATCGGTGAATATTTGAATGGTGCTTTGAAGTGGGTTAGACAATCATTATATAGAATTGCTGCTTTAACGTGAGCAGGTGCACCTTTTTCCATATGGAATAGTTGCCTTTTCTTTGGTGAGTATTTTGAAAGGTTTTTAACTGCTGAGTTCTTTGCAATTTCATGTATCGGTCTATCTACCATACTCTTTTTAAACGCAAGAACAAATGCCGTTAATTCCTCTTCAGATTTACCTTTTAGAATATCTATTAGAACTGTCCCCATACACTCCTGAAATGCTTTAGGGAATGATGACCTTCTTACATCCAATCCCTTTACATCCAATCTATCTACCGCAACACCATTATTTGAAATAATCCATTGTGCATATCGTTTCTTCGCAATCCAAATACCTGCCCTAGCAACGTATTCCTTTTTAATTTCTAATCGATGATTTTGAACATTAAAGAATTTATCCGAAAGTATATCATAGAACTTATTTAGATAATCTTGCATTTCACCTGCGATACCATCTACCAAAACTGCAACTTCAGTATCCGGCATTTCTTTCCAATTCTTATGTCTATGGTCTAATAAAGGTACTGCAGAAAAGAATACCGAATCCGTATCAATATAAATGTTAGAATCTACATCAGTTGTACCTAACTCTTTATTGTATTTGATGTTCCCCATATTCGCCGAGTTCTTAATAACCGTCTGACCTGTAGTCGTAACTGCCTCTGCATTATCAACATCGTAAAACCGAAAGGCAGGAAGACCAAGCACACCATAAAGAGAGTTAAGTAGAATTTTTTGAACCAACTGTCTTTTGCCGTAAAAGGCATATTTTTCTTTATCACCCTCTTTACCATACTTCTTTTCCAATTTTCTAAACTCCACCCTTTCATTGAACCAAATATCTAAAATTTCAGGAATACATCCTATTTTATCTTTACGATATAACACACCATTTGATGATATTGTTAAATCTGCTTCTTTAATATATTTTTCTAAATTATCACGTGATATTTTATCATCACCCATTTGATAGTAATCAACCTCTCTCTTCATATATTTCTGAACATCCCAATCTGCAATTTTAGCAACTTTGGTTTCAGGAGAAATGTTGATTGTCATAATGATTGATGGGTATAGAGATGTTAAATCCAAATCATACACCCAATCATACTTACCCACAATCGGGTCTTTTACATACGCACCGATAAACTTTTCTTGTTCGTTATCTCTTAGGGCTTGCATCATTTCCTTACGGTCTGATGGTTTATTTGGAGCAACTAACCCCTTGCGTTTAAGGAAACATAACAATGCACCCTCCAAATATTTAGATGAATAAACGAAGTCCTCATAGGGAACGTGTCCTGCGTGACAGATACCTCTACATAAATCAATGAATTGTAATTTCTTATCTAACTCTACAACAATCTCAACATCGACTAAGTTATACTCAATGAACTTTTCAATGTCTTCATTAAATAAATCATCCAATGAACCTTGATATTCAATCTTACCCTTATCTAATTCAATCGTACCAATGGTATCTAATCGATAGTTAGGTAATTCGTTGTAGTTAAATTTCTTATAGAGTGATAGGTAATCCAAACAACTTACTCCTGCAAAGAACCATCTTTGACGATATGGAGAATAAAATGCTTGACCAATAGGTGATAACCTCTTTGCTTGAGATTCACCTAAGATGCGTTTCATTCGGTTGAATAGATACGGAATATCAAAGTTATCAATATTCCAACCAGTTAAAATATCCGGTGCAATACCTTCATAAAGTTCTAAGAACTTCATACACATATCCCTTTCATCTCTGAATGGTAGAATGATTGCCTTATCGGTTTTTCTTTCCACCATCTTACCTTTCTTATCCATAATCAATACCCAATATTGATTGGTGATATTGTCTTGTAGACCAATAGCGGTAAGTTCGTTTTCAGCTTTTTCGGTATCAGGTAATCCACTTTCCATTTCCACCTCAATATCGAATGTCATTGTTACGATGGTATCGGATGGGATATCAGAATCGGTATAAGTATCGACTAGGACACGAGTAGTTTCTGGTACATCAGATTCAAATAAATTCGGGTCATCCCCTTTGAATTTATAAATCTTAGTTAATTTATCACCATAAATAGAACGGGCTTCACCTCTCTCTGCTCTTTCGTATGCGTATCTCGTATATGGAAAAGTTCGGTAACCTAAATGAGAATCCCATAAATGTATAAGATTTCTTTCCCTCTGGTAATATATGTTTTTATACATTCAATTATAACTATTGTTTTTTCTATTTTTCGTAAACTACTTTTGCTTGTTTATAACCATCCGGTATAAACAAATCATTTTTGTGAATTGTTTGTATTTTTTCAATACCATCTAACATATAACGACCTTCTGATAATAGAGTTTTTAACTTCTTAGTTATATTATCGCTATGACCACCATGTACCCACGTTATAGTTTTAAATGTATGTGGCATTCCGATTCTTGCCAACAATTCGGTAAGATGTTCATCATCCATTTGTTTGTATTGCCATTCTTGTAAATGTACATCACCAAATGTTAAATCTAATTTAAATTGATGACTATTATCATCATTTTGTGTTATCTTATTAGTATCAAACGAAGTATCATTAAGTAACTTTTGTGTATTAATCAATGTTCCAGCATGAGAAATGTTTGATGAATCTTGTAAGATTTTTTTATAATTCTCCACTTCAGCATCTTCATCTTTCTTTAACTTTACGTTTGAGGTATCACATAGTAAAGTGTGAAATCTAGCAAGTTTCTTAACCAATTCTCTTAATCCAATTTCAAACGTACTATTTCTAAATTTTACTTTTAATCTTGCGAATGGTGTTTGAGATTCTGGACTTAATACAAATACCCACTTTCTATTATTAAACTCTGCTGGCCACATAGATACATTTGGCCATAAGTAAATCATACATATAAATGTACCATCTGATGATACCACATCTACTGTTGGTTTATCTAATTCAGATAGGTGTATTGGGTGAACATTATCTTCACCACCGATTTGTCTATATAAGGTTTGTAACTTATCGGTTTGTGATTTTCTAATTGTTTCATAAGAAAATAAACTACCGGTATAAGTTTCACCATCAATATTCATTATGTGCAAATCATCACCTTCCTCTGATACTACTTGCAACATATCAGTATAGTGTCTTAATAAATTTCCACAATTAGATGGAAACACATATGGTTTAGTAGGTGTAAGTGTAGATTCCCCATTCTCAACTAATTCGTATTTAAATTGTTTACCAACTTTATATTGATACCTCATTCTTGAGAAATTAACCAATCCTCTATAATCAATTTTAAATGGCAATCCTCTGAATAGTTTGGATTTATTATACCAACCATTGTAACTTTTACCTAACCCATGTCTTTCAACCCATTCTTCAGCCGATACTTCAAATACATCGACGGTAATTCCTTTAAGTGCAATAGTAAATCGTGTCGGAGTGATTGTTTTAATATCTTCATCCATAATGTAGTTATACTTAGCTACTCTATATTCATTATCTGGAGTTACATACCCTACCTCTTCAAAATAGGAAAAATTATGTGGAGCAATTGAACCACCCAATTGGGCTTGACCAACTGATTCAAATTTATTTCTGATTATCTTACCAAGCGTTTTACCAATGTATTTTGTTTTAAAATCGTCATCGGTACATCTACTACTATTATTGGCACGTACAACCGAATAATCACCATCTGAATCTTTGGTTATCCTATTATAGATAGAAGTTCCACCATATCCACTTGAATTATCATCCCACTCACTTAGAAAGTTTTGACCTGTAATTCCATGTTCGTTAGGTTGACCGGCTACATAGAATGTCCCATCATCTGAGAACTTATGTGTGTACAATTTTTTCATCTTTTATGTTTTAAATTTATAAAGCTAATATACAACTTTTATTTGATATATCCAAATATTTTACCCTAAAATTTGTAAATTCCCCCAATATTCCAGAATAGGATTGTACCCTCTATTTCATCTATGTTTTCCTCTAACCATTTCCATTGTTTTATATCCCAAAATTGGTTACAAGGAAACGGGGCTTCGTAACCATCTAATCTATTCTCAAATAGATACTCTGATTTTCGTATGTTTAATGGAATCGGAATTCCACTCTTTTTAAGTGTTTTATTGATTGAACTAACCGATGATACACACGTTGTCCAAATCTTTCTTTTAACTTGTGGGAAAAACTCTTTAAGTTCCTCTCTATAATATCCTTTAGCAAGACCGGATAGGGTTACACCACTACCGGATGATACTACTAAATTATCAAAATGTGCGTATGGTTGAATTCTATCTGCAAGATAATCCTTATAGAAATCGTGGTCAAAAGCGTAAGGTAACATTTGCCATCCTTTTTCTCTTGCATCTTTCTTTAAGGAATTATACATAATTTGCATCATATTAGGTCTAATAGGATATAGATTTGCTTTGGGATACATTTCCTTAATCAACCCCAAATACTCCTGTGATATCTTTTTAGAATCAGGGTGGGCTGCATAAAATTCAATATCCAATTGTTCACATATTGCTGCAAGTACCCATGCTGTCCAGCTTCCATCTACTGAAAGGTGAACCAATGGTTTACTTTTATCAACATACTTTTTAACTAATTCAAATACTGCTGCTATCTTACCCCAAGGCGGTAGTATTGTACCATCACCCATAAGGTCATCTCTTTTTACCCAAACTTCTCTACCCTTAATATGGTAAAGTTCTAATGGGGTTTCTTCATTTAATCCTTTTAGTTTTAAATCCATTGGTAAATTCCTCCTGAGTTTGACGTCAATTCTCCTTTCATTTTTTTATGAGAGAACCCATGTATTTTTTCAAAGTTATCACCAATCACATGAATCATATTTTTTCTTTTCTTAAAATTAATAGATTCATCTTTTAAAATGATTTCTTCGATGTATTGTTTAAAATTCGTTCCTTTTTGAAATGCCCTTTTTTCCTGGTCTAAAATATCATCAGGTAGTTTACCTCTGAATGCGTTAGCAAGTGGTAGTTTCCATTGTCCTCCTTTACATAAGAATTCATCAGTTAAGTTGGTAGTATAGTTTAGAAATTCAGTATCAAAGAATGGACATCTTAATTCAATTGTTCCATAATTCATAAAGATAGTATTACCTCTTAATAAGTTACCATAGTATTGTTTTTCAAATAACTTTTTACGAACATCACTCCAATCTGGTTTCTTACTGAACATACGGAATGTACCATACGAACCATATGATTCATCACTACCCTCACCACTAAATGCTACTTTGATTCCATCCTTTGCCATTTGTTCTGCAATAAAGGATTGTAAGATACCCACTTCCATTTGAACGGTCGATGGGTATTCGATTACTCTAATTGAATCTAAAAATCTTTGTTTAATTATTTCCTCATCTTTAGGTACGAATACTTCAACTAATTCTATTCCCAAATATTCTGCACATACTCTTGCCTTTTGTAAATCTTTTGAGGTTTCATCAAATGCAATTGTGTATGCTTTTAGGTTGGGTATACGTTGTGATAGTAGGTAGGTAATAATTGCAGAATCGATACCACCACTTAGTGATGTAGCAATTGGTACATCTGATAATAATCTTTTATCTACTGCAGTTTCTAATAACTTAAATGTAGTTTCACCAACTTCTTCATGTGATGCCGGTATTGTTAGTTCGTTTGAAAATTGAAAATAGTAATCCTTATGAACTACGATGGTATCGGTATCCAAATTAATTACTACTAATGAATTCTTAGGTACAAATTTAATATCTGAACTCTTTACTTGTGTTGTAATGGATTTGATTTCACTAGCAACGATATAGTTGTTTGTATTGTGAATATAAAGGGGCAATTTACCCACCCAATCCCTCGATAGTATCAACTTATCATTATCATATATAATGAATGAGAACATACCCTCTAATCTCTTTAATTCACCTTCTTTATAAAGATATAAAATGATTTCTGAATCTGAGTTGGATTTAAAATGATATCCTCTACCTTCGTATTCTTTACGCAATTGAGGATAGTTCCAAATCTCACCATTTACTACCAATTCAACACCATCCCACTCCATTGGTTGATTACCCAATGGTGATGTATCATTGATTGATAATCGATTATGTCCTAATATAATTAGTTTATCTCTATATTGGAATTCTTTAATACCACGATTATCTCTGCCACGATGCTCAATTGCTTCGAGCATTACATTCACATCATCTCTTTTATAACCAATCGTTGCTACAATTCCACACATATTATTTATTTAATACTTCTAATAACTTATGAGTTTTTTTTGTTTCATCATTCATTTTACCGATATGACAAGAACACGCTAAAACTGATACTTTCTCCAACTCCATCCCACTTTCTCTAGCTAAGAACTTACCCATCTCAACTAATGCTGTGTAATCTGCATAACCTGATTTGGATACTCTATTTGAACGAATAATTGATGTCAGGTAGATTTTACCATTACGAGGTTTAATATCAATACCCAACATACAAGGTTGCGAATATGGGTTTCTAGCATCTCTGCTCGGGTCAAAGATAATCAATTCACATCTCTTAACTGCTTTACCAGTTTTTAGAATTTTGATTACGTTTTCCACTTGATTAAATGTTCCTCCCCATGCAATCATTCTACCCCAATATGAATCATGCCAGTGGTCTTTAATGAATTTATATTCTAATCCCTCTTCTGCTACAAAGAATGGGTTATCTGATACTTTTGGTTGTGGTTCTAAGAAAGTTACGGTCTTTGCGTAATCAATTCTATCATCACCCATAATTTCTCTAAAATGTGGGTCGAACCAATCATCAGATTTAAATTCGGTGATTTCTGTCATTACGTTTAACTCTTCGGTTAAATCGCCTACCTTTACGCCATTGGCGATAAGGTGTTTAGATACCTTTACCCATGCATCTCCCGGAGATGTTGCTTCTATAACTGTCATATTATTTTATTTTATACTTTACGAAATACCCAAACTGGTTCACAAAATGTTTTACCAGCATTTTCAATTGCTTTTTGCTTTTCTTCTTCAGAATATCTATCCTCATCTCCTTCAATCATTGCACCCGCACCAATTGAACCCGGCCGTTTAGCCATTTCCATACCTAAACATCCTTGATATTCTGCACCTTCTAATGTAGAAATAAAATCGTTCATTGGGTTAGTGATTTCCTGTTGACCTTTACCATCGCCCTTTGAGGATGCATATACATCTGCGATGTTAACTGCTAGATACCCACCCTTACGGATAGTAGGCCATACTTTTTCAATCGTTGCGTGTAAGAATAATTTATTCCATGCATCAATATTTTTATATCGAATCCAACTTTGAGTATCATCATATGAGTATCTCTCTACGTTGAAATATGGTGGCGAACTGAATACAATATCAAAGTAATCGGTATACTCACTATAATCCATATCCTCTGCGGGAGAACAATGAAAGGTTGCCCTTTTATCAGTTTCAAAAAAACCATTATTCTTTTTATAGAATTCGGCTTGTTTTTCGTATATTGGATGATTTTCTTTACGCGGGTCAATACCTACATAATGTTCGCCATATTCTGATGCGAAGAATCCACATAATCTATCACCCCAACCAGCAGAAATATCTAATACATTCTTTGCTTGAACGAAATCATAAAGTGCCTTTGCTACGTTTGGTTTGAACTGAGAACAAATATACTTTCTTAAAGATAGACAAGTTCTTAGGGTATTTTTACTAACCTCATCAAATTTTAGGGTATACATTCCACCGATTAGTGAAAACATAAAATCAGGGTTATTCCAAGTACGGAATGGGCCAGGTGATACTGTCCCATCGACACTCCATCTATTTGCTTGTTGAAAATGATTTGATGCACCATTACCGGTATTCAACCTTCTTACATATTGTTGTTTACCTTGAAATCCTAGTGGATAACGGGTTTCGGATGCCTTACGAGGAAACCACTCGCCTTCGGTTAGAAGTTCGTGATAACGAGTTCCTTTTAATTTAAGATACTCTTTTCTTGCATCCTCTTCGGAAATATCTGCATATGGTAAGTCATATGTCATACATACTTTGGCAAGAGATTCCTTAACATCTTCTCTTTGGTATGTTTTTTTAATGTAAGACCACTCTTCCTTATCGATATAAAGATATGGTGTCATACCATAAAATTTATCAAAATACTCTATGTACATAACCTTTTATTATTTTATTCAGTTTATATTTTATCAAAGATACGAAAAATATTCCGTATTTCCAAATCAAATGTGTGTCCACGTTTGACGTTTCACAATTTCCATAATATTCCACGTACTAACCTTAAAGTTTCTTGCTATAACATTAACTGAAAACCCTTTCTTAAAAAGGTCTCTTATTGATATAACTTGCTCGTTTGTTAGTTTAGCTTTAGGATGATTTTCCCCTCGTCTATTATTGGATACATTCATTTATTGCGTTTATATATGCCATCTTCGAAGACACTCCGGTAAAACGATTTATTTCTTTACCATCTTTTTCAATGATTACGGTCGGTACTGAACGAATTCCGTACTTTGTTGCCTCATCATATGCTACATCTACATCATAATCTTCAAACGTTACATTTAAAAATTGATTTTTTATTTCATTAATAACCGGAGCTAATGCTCTGCAGGGGCCACACCACACTGCTGAAAATTTCTTAACTGTTACCATTTTTTGTTTTTCCTTTTTGTTTATCCTTCACAACTTACACATTCAGGGTCCATTGCCTTTGTAGCAATATCTCCTCTTAATACGGATTCCGTTCTCATGTAATACAATGTCTTAACTCCTTGTTTCCAAGCCTCCATTGTTACTTGATTAATCCATTTCGGTTCTGCAATTGCAGGGAATGCTAAGTTTAGTGAAACTGATTGGTCTATATATTGTTGTCTAATACCCGCCTGTCTTACTAAATCCAATTGGTTAATTTCTTTGAATGTTTTGAATACATCCTTAACTTTAAATGTTTTATGCTTATCTTCCGGTAATACCTCTTCACAAAGAATTGCTTTACCATTCACAAAACACCAATTATCTAATTCTGCTATATCTTGAATAGAACCACCATCTTCTAAAATCTTATCCCATACCTCTTTGGTATTGATTCCCACTTTTTTAAGTAGTTTTTCTAATTCAGAATTTCTACGAATGAATGTTCCTTTTGAAGTTTGTTCGGTAAATACATTTGCTGCCCACGGCTCAATACCAGAACTTACATCTCCACTCAATTTAGAGTTAGAAACTGTTGGTGCGATTGCACGTAAGTGAGTATTACGGAAACCACTATCTCTACACCAAAGTGGTTCACCCAATTCAGATGCCATATCTCTACTTGCCCTTTCAGATTCAATTTTCATTTGAGAAAATATCTTACGAGTTTCAAATTGAGCAGGCATTCCTTCAAATGGAATTCCTCTTTGTTGTAAATAAGTATGCCAACCTAATACACCTAAACCTAATGCTCTACCTTTTTCTGCTGAACGAACTGCGTTTTCAAATCCTTTCATATTCTTAGCCTTTTGGATAAATTCTGAAAGAACTCCATCTAAGAAATATGTTGAGGTGTAAATTAAATCCGTATCTTTCCACTCATCGTATTTTGCTAAGTTTAGTGAACTTAGACAACAAACGAATGAATGTGATTCATCGGTATGCAATACAATTTCAGAACAGATATTAGTCATAAAAACTTTCAATCCATTTTGTTTGTACATTGGTGGGTTTTGTTTATTCACATTACCCTTAAATAAGATATAAGGTTCACCTGTTGCTTTTCTTTTTTGAAGTAGTTTACTCCATTTTCTTCTAGCCTCAGGTTCTCCATCTTGTAGTTTTCTCATAAACTTATCACCAACGACTGCACATTGATGAAGATTTAAACATTGACGATTAACATCACCCTTTGGTTCTCTAATCTCTAACCAATCTTCAAAATCTTTGTGTTCGATGTTTAAGTTTACTGATGCTGCACCTCTTCTTACTGAACCTTGATTCGTTGCAAGAATAGTTGAATCGTATATTTTACCAAATGGAACTACTCCATCGGATGTACCATTACCAGTAATCTTTGCACCTGCTGGTCTGATTTGGTTGATACCAATACCAACTCCACCACCATGCTTTGCTAATAACATTAATTCCAAATTCTTTGAACCTATATCAAAAATGGAATCTGCTACATCTATACCAAAACAACTAATAGGTAATCCTCTATCAGTACCTGTGTTTGATAATACCGGTGTAGCTAAACATAACCATCCTCTCCATATATAATCGAAAAATTTAGATGCTAGTTGTGGTTGGCCTAATCTTTGTGCTACTTTTGTAGATACTCTCCAATACGCATCTTTTGGTGTTTCTCCCTCAATCAAGTAACCCTTCGATATGGTTTTAACATATACTTCGGTATTACCCCACTCCGGGAAATCGACACCAAGTTCCCATCCAAATTCTTCACCTTGATTTTTTGCCATAATATTGTTTTATTTAAAATAAGTCATCCCAATTCTCACCCTCACCTGCTTTTGAATAATCAGTAGGTCTCATTGCGAAGAAATCCGTATGAGTTAAACCTCCAGTTAGGTGATAGAACCAATCTAATTCAGATGCTTTCTTTTTATTGAATTCAAAATAATCATCACCACCAGGTATTGGATTGTATCCCAACTCTGCAAGTTTTTCATTGATTCTTTTGATAATGAAATGTTTTAGGTCATCTTTTTTCATATTCTCTAAATCACCCTGTTCAAACATCTTATCAATGAATCTATGTTCTAACTCCATTATTAGTTTTGCTGCTTCATAAATTGATGGTTTAGCATCTTCAAGTAGTTCTGGAAATTCATCACACATATGTCTGAATAATTGACACCCCATTCTACTATGTAGGGATTCATCTCTTACGCTCCACTTCATTTGTTGACCAATTCCTTTTAATTTATTTCTCATTTGGAATGAGTAAAGAACTGCAAATGATGAATAAAGAGATACCCCCTCTGAAAATGCTGAGAATATTGCTAAACTTCTACCAACTTCTTTTCTTGCAATTGGGTTTGTTGCCAAATCCTCATGTGTCCAATCCGAAGTAGTTTTTGTTAATAATTCAAACTTTTCTGCAATTGCAGGTTCGTGTAAAAATGCTTCAAAATCATCTAATCCTAAAGTTTCATTTAAATACGAATATGCAATTGCATGAATTGTTTCTTGAGAACCAAACATCATTGCCATCTGACGGATTTCATGTTTTGGAAACCATTGGGTAACCATATTAGTCCAATAATCAGATACAGCACATTCAGTCTGAGCAAATCCTAAAAGGATATTACCTACTAAATTCTTTTCAGATTCAGTTAGTGTTTCATTCCAATCCTTAATATCACCTTGCATTGGGATTTCGGTATGTAACCAAAATGCCTGTGCTTGTTTTAACCATCCTTCAGTATAGTATATCGGAAATTCAAAGGGTTTGAATGGAATTCTTTCAGTAAATAGTTTGCTCATTTTGTAACTTTTTTTATTTGTTCTCTTCTACTGATAATTTTCTATAATCTGTAATAAGTTTTTTTAATTCTCCAATCGCTTTTCTTGCTCTTGATTTAGATGCTTTAGTTGCTCCGTTGTGTTCTGCTTCGAATTGAGTAAATAAATCCTTCATTTGTTCGAATAATTCAGTTGATGTTGCCATAAATTGTTTGTTTGTTAAATTGTTAAAAATTACTCCAACAAAATATCTTGTTGGTGAGTATAACTATTGTATATATGAAAAAAAGAAATGATTTTTTTTTAATATTTTTTTTCTTTTTTATTATCCCATACTAACAAAAAGCTAACCCCTTTATTATAATAGGGTTACCCCATATTTTCTACATACTTTTTGTGTAGAAGTTGTTTCTGAACCATCTGTCCATTATTAGATTCCTTTGAAGCAATGATTCCATCAGCAGAAGCTGCATCATATACTTCGATAAATCCTGTATTCGTATCCATCTTACAAGGGAAAGTAATTCCATCTGGCCCGAATCGGTTTTTCATAATGTGAGCCCTTGCAGTATTATTCAATTTATCTTTTGATTTTCTACTCCAACTCATAATGAAATCCGCATTCATAACCTTTGCATATGAATCTGCAATCTTATCTGCTTCAATTACATCTGAATCAATTGCAGAACGATTTGTTTGAGAAGCAGTCCATATTGGTATTCTCAATTCACCCCCCATACCTCTAAGGTCAATGTAAACACCACCTTGTTCAGCATAAGTTGAATCCGTTTTATTTGAATGGGAAAGAAGTAAATCTGCGTAATCCACAATAATTAGGTCAGGTCGGTTACCGGTTGCAATCATTTTTTCAATGTGCATTTGCAACTTCTTAACACTTACCCCCTTCGGTGGATAATATTTAATAAGTAATTTTCCTTTTAATCCTTTGATTTTTGCTTTAACATCCTCTTTTCTATCTCTCAAATCTGCAGATGGGATATGAGTAAAGACGGTATCGTATCTTGCACCTACATAATGTTCCGATAACTCCATTGTATAATGGACTACACTTAATCCTGCTTTAACTGCCGATGCACCTAATGCAGTTAGAATCCATGTCTTACCAACACCTGATGGTGCAACTACTACTCCCAATTCACCTGGCCCTAATCCACCATCCATCAAATCAGTAATGGGTTTCCAATCAGTTGGGACAGTATCCCTCTTTTCATCTACTGAACGGGATTCAAAATCTAAAACATAATCATGTCCTAAATCGTTTTCAATCCCAACCTTCATTGCCCTATCTACGAGGTCTTTGATTTTATCGTAACTTCCTGCCTTTAATAAATCTACTGATTGTAGAATTACTTGTTTTAAGTTTTGATTTTTACAAAAGGATGTAAATTCCGTTTTAATGTAGGCTAAATCAGTTACGTTACCTACTTGTGTGTAGATATGGCGTAATTGTTCTACAATCGTTGTTTGTAATCCTTTGTTATCTAATTTCGATAAACTTACTTTGAAAGCATCCATTGTGGGTGCTTGTCTATATTCAGTATGATAGTTAACAATTTCACTAACTATCCATTTGTTTGCATCCGATTCAAAAAATTTGGGTGTAACAATTTCTGATATTTGGTCTAAGAATTTATTATCGGTTAATAATGCAGATACAACTTTAGATTGGAAAGACTGTCCGTATTTCGATAAGTTGTCTATATCTTGCATTATTTATTTTTTTCCTTCTTTGTTTTTGTTTTAATTTCTTCAACTTGAGTTTCGACTTCTTCGGTAATCACTTCGGTCTTACTCTTTCCTTTGAATGATTTCCATTCGCTCTTTGGAACGAATTTCCAATGCCCGCCTTTTACTCTCTCATCTGCCTCGATATCACTCACTCTTTTAATTTCTCCTAACGTATAGGATTTTCCTTCCTTAATTGTTTTAATACACTTCATAGTTTTCCTCCATGTTTAATTGTTATTTTGTAATAATATTTCCAAATGTTGTTTTTAACCAATCATTGATATCACCAAAGTTGTTTACCGCTTTATACTTTAAACATACCTTCATAAAATCTAATTTATTTAATTGGTCGTTTGGTTCGTTAAATTTACTCAATATATTCATTTTTATAATACCTGATATATCGGGGTCATCTAATTGCATCAATTCTCTATTCATAAGAATCTGCTCTCTTGCAGAAAGGATATCATCGTATATCTTAATCTTACCCCTCTTTTCATCACATAGGCGGAATAAGTCATCAACAGATAATTTAACATCCTCAGTCAGTTCTGGAAACCTCTTTACGAGGGTTTTAACACCACATCCATTAACTCCTGGTATGTTATCTGATTTATCACCATCCAATACCCTATATAAAAGTAGATTTTTTGATTCGATTCCGAATTCTTCCTTAACAACGTTCCTATTATAGATTTTCTTTTTGGTGGGTGACCAAACGATGGTTTTTTCGTTAACCAATTGAAGGAAATCCTTATCAGTTGACATAACCACCGCTTGTTCATCCTCTTTAAGTAGTTGTGTAGTGATATAGGCCATAACATCATCTGCCTCTACACCATCATATATCATGTTGGTTACAGGTAGATAATTTAGCATTTCGTTCAACCAAACAAATTGTCTTTTCATTGATTCGCGTTCATCCTCAGCATTCATCATACCGGCATATTGACGATTCACTCTAAGTTTGTTTGGGTCTCTATCTGCCTTATAACCCGAAAATCTCTTTTTTCTACTTTGGGAGCCACCTTTACCATCGAAAACTACAATAACACGGGTCGGTTGAACCTGACGGATTGCGTAACCTATTGATTTTAAGACACCCGTTACACCACCTAAATGGTCGCCATCATCATTCATTGTGGGAATGGATGACCAGCAACGGATGAATGTATTTAATCCATCAATTATCAGAACTCTAGAATTTCTAGTTTTAATAGAATTGCTAGTATGTTCTTTTTCTACCGACTCTAAAATGTTTTTGTATATTGCTTTCAACGTGTTGTTTTTAAATTAATCATCCATTCCTGCACCAGATTCATCGATTTCCATATTTTCGATATCTAATGTATCTGATTTATATTGTAATATTGTAGATTCACAAATCTTTTTATAAATTTGGTCTCTAACATCAACCCTACTTTCCATCATAGTGATGAAATCTTTAGATTGAAATTTAATAACCTCGCCACTTTCAGTATCGGTATATTCATACCAAGCACCTGCTTGTTTAACGATTTTATTATCTTTCATTACAACTAACCACGAACCATAGTTATCGATTCCTCTATCAAAGAAGATATCGAAATCAGCACATCTTAATGGTGGGCCCATTCTATTCTTAACGACTTGAGCTCTTACTTTCATACCAACGATTTTATCGTTACCATTTACCTTCATCTTAATCTGTCCCATTCCTTTCAAACGTAATCTAACCGAAGCATGGAATGCTAAGGCTTTACCACCGGATGTAGTCCACGGGTCACCGAACGGCATTGCGTTCATTTTCTGACGAAGTTGGTTTGTATATACTAATAAGATTTTTTGTCTACCAATCATATTGGTAATTTTTCTCATCGCCTTTGAGATGATGATTGCTTTGTCAGTTGCATAGCCATCTTTACCATAATCAGAAGCCAACTCCGTTTTAGTGGATGCTGCTGCTACTGAATCGGTTACAATTACTACTAATCTGTCTTTGTCTGTCTGTCTAACTTTCTCAATAATAGTTTCAGTAAAATCGAAAATTTGTTCAACTGAGTCTGCTGATACATAAAGTAATTTCTTTACATCCACACCGATTGCTTCAAGAAATTCTCTACTCACTGCAGTTTCAGTATCTATTAACACTGCAACACCACCTTGCTTTTGTGTTTCAGCAAGGATGTGTGCAGATACTAATGATTTTCCACTTTGTTCTAATCCTGTTATCTCAACAATTCTACCAACAGGCAATCCACCATAAGGACGATTTGAAATCGCAACATCTAATGTAGCACATCCGGTTGATACCCAACCCTCTACGTTTGTAGGAGTTGCATCATCATCTAAGAAGAATGCTACTTTTTGGTCTTTAGATTGTTTATTTAGCTCACTCGCTAGAATATCGGCTAAATCCAATTCCTGTTTTGCCATAAAATTTGGTTATTAATTGTTAAATAAATCATCGAATGCTGCAGCTACATCATCAGTCTTTTTAGAAACTGATGGTTGTGTTGGAGTTTCGATTGAACCGCCTAAATCATGAGATACACTTGGTGTAGCTTTAGATGTAGTATTGGTCGAAAGGGTTTCTTCTACGACTGAAGTTGTATCATCATCATCTGATGTTGCAGATGGATTTAACCATCCTTCTAATACATTCTTTAATTCAGCGTAAGAAAGTTCGGAATACAATTCAGTAATCTCAGTTTGGTTATCTAAGAATTTCTGAAGGTCTCCACCTTCTGCCAATGGTGTTTGATTTGGTTTAACACGCAGTGTAGTCGTAGGATACGATGTACCTGCATCTTCCGCAGAAATGTAATCAACTGTTAAATCTCTACCGGCATTTGGGTCAGTAATATCTCCGTAATCGGGGTCAGCGATGTAACCCAAAATTTCTTGATAAACTGTCTTACCAAATCCCCAAAATTTAACTCCTTCATTTTCTTGTCCACGAACAATAACAGGAACGAAGGTTCTCAACTTAGGCTCCATAGCCTTTGCTGCTTTCCAATCTTCCTTATCACCCATTCTTTTAAGTTTGTCTGCAAACTCAACAATAGGGTCAGGTCTACCAAATGAAATTGGAGATAGATAAGTTTTGTTATTTACGTTGTAGTGAAAATAAAGTTCGATAAAAGGATTATCTTTGTTGAACTTGTAAGGGACGATACGGACTTGGGATTTGCCAGGTGTTGGTTTCCACAATGCATCCGTTTTCTTTTGTGTGTTTTGTAGTTTGTTTAGTCTACCTCTAATTGCGTTAATGTCTAATGCCATTTTTTCTCCGTTTAAGTGTTTAAAAATTAAGTTGTTTTATGGTTTTATTTACGAGTCTTTCCTACTCGCGGTGTGTGTATATAAATATACGAATTTCCGATTTTCGTATAAATTATTTTTAAGATATATTATTAGTATCAATATGCTAAGATACGATTATTATCTGATATATCCAAATATTTTATTGGTTATTTAGCCCATTTACCATTAGAAACTATTTGTGCAATAATTCCGTATACTGATAGGTCTTGAAAAGTATCTTCAATTGATTCACCAACTGAATCCTCTTTACTTAGAACTACCAATTGTTTTAATCTTTGGATTTTATCGTTCATTCTAAACCATAATCCCGTAAGTGATAATTTCTTATCCTCAGCAGTTTCTAATTTAGTACCAACCGAAATATTATTTGGGCCGTAGTTTGATTGTTTTAGACAAAACAATTCGTATTGAGTAAACATAATTCGTTTAAACTCATCAGTCATTTCCGGATATTCTTTTTCAACCTGTTCTATGATTTGAGGATTATCATATTTGATAAATGCAACTTCATCATCCTTTGTCTCCAATTTAGGAGCGATGTTCATTTGAAGTTGATTCTTTGCTTGTTGACTTACAATCTTCGGACCACTATGTGGTTGTGGGGGTGTGTTTTTTGCCATTATAACCTTTATTTATTTTTATTAATTCAAAGATACGAATAATATTTTGTATTACCAAATTTATTGAGGAGTATTTTCAGAAGTTTCTATCACTTCAAAAATTCTCGTACTAAGTTTTTTAGTTCCTTCGGTATTTGTCACTATAATAGTGTTTCTAAATTTTTCCCAATCTATCTCAAAACTCTTATCTAATTTACCACCATTTTCCTCTTTAACTAATTCATTTAGAGCGTTGATTGTATATAGGGTATTAGATTGTTTTTTTCTATGTACTAAAATAGTATCTTTTAATGGAGCAGTTGGTTTATATTGAGTATCTATATTGTATGTAATATATAATTCATCTAAATTAGATTTATTCTGAAGCACGTATATATAGTTATAAACAATTGTATATGTTTGTCTAATTTTTTCTAATATGGGTTGTAACTCATCTCTTTTTGTAAAGGTACACAATAATTGTGTTTGCATCTAATTTCTCCTATTTTTTATACTCTCTATAATAAGTATAAAAAACGAAATCGAAAGACTTATTTTATGATAATACTCATAAATCGTTAGATTTTAGTAGTGATTTTTTAATCTAAAAACCCTTTAGGAAACTTTGTTATTAGTTTTTTAAGAGATGGTGATGCTGGATTCCATTTGCTTAATTGAGAAAGTCTATCTTTCAAATCTTGTAGTTCTTCTAATGATAAATCTTCTATATTAAATTCTTCATCATCAATTATACTTTCAATATCTTTAACTTCGGCATATATGACTGTATTTCTATCTTTAATATCCCAACTCATTATATCAGTATTACCATTTTTTAATGCAAGTGAACCAAATACTTCCTGCGATACTTCCAATGTCTGTGCATTACCAATTCCACGCGTTCTAACCCCTAACTTATAAAGAGGTAATTCAGATGCAGGTGGGCCATCTAAAATGATTGCAATTACCGGTGTTCCTTTTTTCTTACTAATAACTAATTTATCTTTAATAGTTTTTTCAATTTTTTTCCTAATTGCTAGTTTTTCTTCATCAGTAGTTGCATTCTCGTATTCTTCCATCATAGAAGATATACCAAATATATTACCGATAGCTTCTCGTGTCATTTCTACTGCGGGATTAGTACCAAACAATGTTTTAAAATCACTCAATGGTTTATTTGGAAAAAGAGTATCAATAATATGTGTATCTTCAATAATTTTTTCTTTGTATTTTTCGCGGGATTCTTCACTGCTCTGAAAGAATTCAAATATATTATCTGTCATCTCATTATCCAAATTTCTTAAATTAGAATACAACCCATATTTTTCTTGTATTGGTTTTTGTTTTAAGAATGCAGCTGTAAACTTCATATCATCACCATTTTTTGGATTTTTTATTATATCTACCAATTGAGATGGAGTTATTTCAGAAAACTTTTGTTTGATTTCATCATCGGATAATTCAGTAACCTCTTTACTAGTTAAACCAAATGCTTGTTGTACTGCATATTTTTTTCTCTTTCGAATTGCATCTTTTTTTGGACCAAATGTTTTATTAAATAATTTTTCATCTTCTAATAAGTTTTTAGCCTGTTCTTCAAAAAATAGTGGGTCTGATTCAATAGTAGTTGTTACTTTGTTAAATTCCTCACCTCTACGTTTTGTATAATTTGATGCTTGACACTGTTCTGGTAATGTAATACCCATTTTAGTTTCAAACTCTTTCATTGCTTTTCCATATCCACCATTAACAATGAATACTTTAAAATCTTTCTTCAATGAAACTCCAATAGTTTTACCATCCTTTGTACGAACAAACATATCTGCAGATGTTCCGTGACCAGTAGATTGTACTAATTGGTTTCCTTCCGGTGTATCCCAAGAGAAATGTTCTATGTTTTCAAATCCAATTGTATCAGCTAAGTAATCAAATACTGCAAGACCAGATTTAACCCATTCTTTAGTTAATACATTATTAGAATCTTTCGCAATAGTTAATAATTCAATTTCAACTTCATCTCTTGCATCATCATAACTCTTACCCTCATTCATTAACTTTTGGATTTTCTGACCTGTATATACCGTCACACATTCTCCTGTACGAGATTCAGCAGTTCCTAACCCAACACCTTCTTGAGATTGTTCGGTTTCGGCGATTGTCATAAGAATTTGTTTTTTAACTTTTGTAGAATCCACCCCTGCTAATTCCTCATTAGTTGAATTGCTTAATTTAGTATCATCAGATGTTGCATCTTCTTTAGGTTTTTCTTCTCTACTTTTATCTGCGGCCTCTTGCTCTTTTTTAAATCTTTCTTGAGATTCAGTATCTTGCAATGAAGTTCCCTTTTCCGGTTCTGCAGGTGGTTGTTCACCTCCTACCGCTTGACCTTCTTCCCCACCCTTTTCTTTTGGTTCGGCGTTTGGATTGTTAGTTGGTCCGCCCTCTTCACCAGCTTTATTTTTTTGTTTTTCATATTCATCATCACTTACCGGTGAATATTTTCCATTATCATCTTTTTTAAATTTTTGTGCACCTTCTTTACCTTCATCACTTACTTTTACATAGAATCCTTGTCCAACGTGTTTGTATTGAGAATCTTCCCCTTCAGCTTCATTCAAATTTCTAAGTAGTTCGGATTCCATTGAACTCAAACCCCATTCTGATAGAATATCTGATATTAAGTTTTGATGTTCTTTTTTAGCCAGTATAGGATACCCTTCGGTACTCCTATAAGAAAGTTCACGTAATAATTTATTGAAAAATTGATTTGAAGTCATTTTTATTTTTTTTACCCATTACAAATATACAAAAAATATTTCGGTTTTCCTAATTTATCTTTGCTTATTTATATAAATATCCGTATTCCGAATTATATCCCGTAAGTCGTTTTTATTGCATTGTAATTTTGTGTTACTTCTGCTTCAGAAAGTGCTGTATTATAAACTCTCATTTGATAGAATACCGGTTGGTTTGCGGAAATACTACTATTTAATTTATCCGCTGCACCTGTTCCAGTATTTGTATGTCTTGCACCAAAAAAGAATTCAGATGTTACAAATGTAGTTTGTGCAGTTACAGTATCAGATGTACCTACTTGAGAACCATTTAAATATAAACTTTGAGTTGTACCATTGATAACAAATGTCCAATGTCGTATATCGTTACTTGCGGTAATTGTTTCCGTTGAAGGAGAGTTTGGTTTACCATATGTTATAGATGTTGCGGTTGGCATAAATGCTAAATACCCACGTCCAAAAGAATATGCTTCATTACCCCAGATACTTGCCCAATGAGAATTTGGATTGAATGATGCTACAATTTCAATAGTTGCAGTATTTGTACTTATATTATATGGAACACTAATATGTGCATCACCTGAAAATGATGAGTTTAGTAATTTTATACCACCACCATTGTTAGAAACATATGATGTACTTCCAACCAGAGTTGCGTTTTTACCATTACCACTTGCATCTGTCCAAGTTGTTCCAGAGGATGGTGCAGTTAATAAATTAAAGACTAATCCAGCTGATACAACATTATCGTTAACAGCAGGTGTAGAACCTGATATAATTGCTTTACCAACTAAATCTCCAAATGCTAAATTCTTACCACTTGTAGATGTTTTTAGTTCGGTTATAATTCCGTTTTTAATTACTATTGCCATATCTATTTTTTGCTTTTATGCTAAGATACATTTAGTTGTACATAATCAACCCATGGGCCGTGATTACCATTCCAGTTTCCTGCATCTTGTCCTGTTATTTGAACTTCTACGGATGTTATTGTATCAAATGTTGCAGGGATTTCACTTCTATTTAAAGTCAATGTTACATCGGTATAGTTCAAAGGAGCAATACTTGAACCTGTTGTTTTTGTTACAATGGTTGTTCCACCGGAGTTTTTAAATAATAATGTAAAATTATAAGTATCATTATTATTTGGGCCGTTGTTCTCACGTTTAATATTAACAATTCCAGTAAAAGAATTTGCAGTAGAAACATAACTACTAACATTTACAGATTGACTAACTGTTCTACTTACATATGTGAAGTACAATACTCCATTTAAAACTGCAGCTTGATTTGATGAATAAAAATCCCACGTTCCAAATCCACCACTTGCTGTCCATCCCGTTGTTCCGGAACTAAAGTCAGAATTGGTTAATAATTGTGTTGTAGTTGGTGATGATACTACCGAACCTGATATAATTGCTTTACCAACAAAATCACCAAATGCTAAATTCTTACCACTTGTAGATGTTTTTAATTCAGTTATTATTCCGTTTGTTAATACTATTGCCATTTTATTTTTCTTCTATTTTTGTTTGAATTTAAATCCTGTTAGTTTTTCAATATCCGAAACCTCTACTTTGTTATTATTTATACCATCCGGTTTAGATAAGTCGTTCTCAAATAAAAACGCAAACCATTCCTTATTTCTAACTACATAAAAAACTTTCCAACATTGTGTCGGTACGGAAATCTTTCCTATCTTTTTTAACTCGCCCACATTTCCTGCCCAGATATGAACTGAATCTGATATTAGAGCAACATCTCTTGTTAGGGTTTCTAAGGATTTCCAGTCTCCCGCATTCAATCTATGGTATTGTGCTACCATATTTGAATAATAGAAACTTTCATCTTGTATCGCCGGAGTTTGACATTGATTTGATTTTGCCGGCATTAGATGACCTCTATCAAATCCACTTCCTACATAATCCGTTCCAATATCGGTTTCGTTTGGTAAAAGGGGGTCGGGTTTAAAATTATCTTTACGTGGAATCGGATTTGGACAACCAATTTTTGCTTTGGTTTCCCACCATTCTACTAAGACAGGATATCTTTTTGATTTACTAAAGTGTGTTGTGTAATTTGTGTGTTTTAAAACCACTACATCTTGTGCGAATGTTACAATTGTAACGAATGATAGCATCAACGTCATTAACGTAATCCCCACTATTGTCCCTAAATTTTTTCTCATATACTAACTTTTCTCGTTTAGTACATAAATATTAAATTTTTGAGTAATCCATGCCCCAACTCGCCTTAATTGGGAAGCCAAAACTTTCGAGCACGGATTTAATCCCCTTCGCCGTTTCAGTGTCCCAACTCAAATCGTATTCAAAGAGAAATGAATCATAGAGATATAGAACCGGTAGTGGAAGGTCGGATGCCTTTAATTTGTGGATGACTTCCATATTAAATTCCGTTTCGGTTGCTTGGAGAAGGTAATTGAATGCCTTTTGTGGGGTTAGACCTTCAATCCATTCGATAGGGATTTTACGACCCTTTCCGGTTTGTATCCATCCTCTCTCCAATGAACCGATATGGAGTTTTTGAATGAACTCATCGACCTGTTGGAAAAATGGTATCCCCCTATCCTCATCACTCACTCCACCATAAAGAATACGGAAGGTTCGACCCTTTGAGTCCTCATAGGAGCAACCATATTGGTCTGCCAACCATTGGTGAACGGAAGTCTTTGGAAGGTCATACCCAATCAACTTCCCAATAATTCGAACGTGATACGCATCGTAATCCATACCCAAAAACATCGTTCCATCACGAGGAATAAAAACTTCTCTCGAACCATCCTTCTTATTCAATGCACCGAAATTGATGCCACCATGTCGATTGGAGGGACGGGAGGTTAGGGTATAGGGATTGTATTCTGTCCAAATGATATCGTTATGGAGTTGTTTAGTATTGGAAGGCCATCTATCAATAAATTTTTTGTAGTCGACGTGGAGTCCCATTCGTTCAATATCTGAAAGGATAGGAATCATCGTATCATCAATCCACAAATCGTTTGTTGTATAAGGGATATCTTTACTAATAAGGTTTAATACCTCTACCCACTTCATTATAGGGAAACTTTTACCCAAATCATCTCTTATACCCAAACGAGTATAAAAGTTCAAGGCAGGTTCTAAAAGGGTGTTATATGGGATTGTTTTATTATGGAGGAAAAAGGATTCAGTTTCCAAATCATATAGGGATTGAATACCCAAATTCGTTTGTAATAATCCCTTCTTATTCCACACTTTTTTAGGTTGTGTAGATTGGCTAAGGTCAATTTCAATCGGTTCGCAATCGGTATGGTCAAATGGAATTACCCATTCTCCCTTTGTTTCGAATCGGACATAGAGAAACGATAGATGGGTATTCATTGGATGCTTTTCCAAATCAGCCCATATAGGAAAAACTATTGAGGTATGATTACCCCAATAGTTTAAAAACTCTTGAACTTCCTGTTCGGTTTCTACTATAATCATTTTACAAAGATACGAAAATTTATTTAGATTTCCAATTTTGTTTCTGGTTTTTCTTCAATGACCAAATATTTCATATCCTTATGTTCTTTAATTATACCTGTTTGGATTAAATTATCTACCATTTTTGGATTTTGTTGAGCCATTAACATAATGGTTTGTTGCATATAAATAATTTTCATATCTATATTTTATTGGATATTTTTAAACATTTGTGGAACTTGTCCATAGACAGGTAACTTACCATCCCATTTGTTAATATATTCCAATTGTAACAACAATGGTGTTAGAGTTACTTGTTTCATTCTATTTGATTCCGCTTCTGCCTTTGCAGATGTTAACATTGCTTGTGCATTACCTTCCGCAGTTGCTACTTTAATCTTCGCTTGTGCTTCGGCAGTTTTCACTTCGTTCTCTGCTCTTAATGCTGCTTGAACTGCATTGTTCTTAGCTTCAATTGATTTCTTAAATGTTTCAGGGTAAATCAAATTCGATGTGAACTGATTAATTGTAAATCCCTCTTTTAATAATTGCCCATCTAATAATCTACGAACCTCAACTTCAAATATTGCACGATTGCTAATCAATTCATCAGCCGTATATTTGTTAGTTGCTAATCTGAATGCATCATACACTGCTGTCTTTAAGAAACCTTCCTCAATATCTTCTAATGGTCTACGATACTTACTAAATATAGCAGGTACTTTATCCCTTTGTACTGAATAGTTCATAATAGGTGATACACTAAATTCCGAACCATCCCTACTATTTACAATGAATGAATTCTCACCTTTGTATTCTTTGTGTTGAATGAATGTAGGGAATTCATAAATCTTAGTTGTAATTGGATTGTAGAATACCATACCAGTAACTGCTACTACATCGTCCACACCTTTGTTATCACCATACATATTTACTTTAACACCAACGTGTCCTGCATCAACTCTTTCACATGAATTGAATAATACTACTAATAGGATAAATCCTAATACACCTGCACTAATTGCTTTTATCATTTTTTTTATTTTTAATTTTTGTTTTAATTTATATTCTTCAATCTCTTTTTGTCTTAGAGCTTGATAATCCGTATCATATACTGCCATATTATTTTGTTTTAGGTTTACGTTTTGGTTTTACATTTGTAGGTTCAATTGGTTTAACTTCGTCTACTGATTCATCAGGACTCCAACCCCAATCATATAATGCTAAACCACCCCAAATGAGTAATAGTAAAAGGGCAATGCCACCTACTATATTAGCGAAAGTATCTGCCATTGTTAGACTGGGATACACTCCAAATTGTAATAACAACCATATTGTTATGAAAGTGAAGATTTGTTTTTTGTACTTTTTGATTTTATTCATTTTATTTTATTTATTTACCATATTTGAAATCCTCCACAATTGCGAAGAAAGTTAATCCACTCTTTTAATCTGCCTAACGATACACTATATGATGGTTCAACTAATGACCCATCTAATGCTACTACTGAGGTGAATAGAATATCACCATATTCGTATTGGTCATCTAATCCTTCGGTAACTTCTCTTGGTATAAATTTACCAGTACCCGCCTCACACCACATACCCATACAAACATATAATCGGTCTTCATCCTCCGTAAGATGTTCACCATATTTTTCAGATATCAATAATTCTATTGCATCTGCTAACTTATTACATTCCCTTTGATTCTTTAAACCTTTACCATCGTTTGAACCCCAATTTGTGGTATCAAATCCCAATCCCTTTAATTCGATTGCAGTTTCAGAAAGTGCTTGGATTGGTCTCCATCCCCACCAATTAGCACCGAAATAATCACCTACTTCCGTTTTGGGCTTTCTGCCCGATATATCTACTCCCATAATTTTATATTTTAAATTTTATCTATATAATGTTACAAACGAACCGAAATTTTTATCAAACACATTTACTGCGTTTTCATAATCACCACTCATCATTTCTTTTTGAATTGTTGCACTATCTAATCCTAATTGTTTGGCTAAATTTCTAGCAGTTCCAATTAAGAAAAATACGTTACCTTGAGGACCAGTTAAGTCAATCTCAATACCTTTGTTTTTTTTAGTTTTTATCATTGTTTTATATTTTACTTTTTAATTCGATTATATGTTTACAATCCTTACCTCTGCCAAATCCATGTGCCGGACAACTACATGCCCATCTACCATTCTCACTTACCACCTCATAAACTTTACCTTTACTACCTTCAACTGAGAAAGTTTGTTTTTTTATTATTTTAGGTAGTATTACTACTGATTTTGTATCTTTTTTAAACTCATCTTTGACCCACATTAATTCAATCTCACTCCAATCATATTTTCTATCTACCTTTGTCCATTTTCCTTCCTTACCGGTAGTAACGATATACCATTGACCATCAACTACTGATTGAAACGATACAGGTGGTAAATTTGATACGATATTCATAACTTAGTTTTTAGGTTCTAAAATGAGCTCCGTTTGATGCCCAACCCTTTGAGTGATTACTAAATGGTTTTGCTGCTTGAGCAAATCTACCCAAACTTTGAACTGAATTAGAGTGTGAACCGATTGAATCCCATCCACTTTCCCACTTATCAGGTATCTTACCATCTTTGAGTATCAATAACCCAATTGCGTTAAAATACTCCTTAATGTCAGTATATTTTACTTTAAAAAAGGTATTCAGACGATTCTCTTTATCTACGTTAATAAATAATAGTGAACGAGCCTTAACTCTACATACTTTAAGATTACGGGTCTTAATCTTCCCATTAAGGGAAACCGTCACATCTAAGAACTGACCGGAGGGAAGATTTTCAAAATTTGAAGAATTCATAATTTTAGGGTTTAACGTTAATTATTATTACAAAGCTAATATACGAAGAATAGCTGAGATTTCCAAATTTATTTTAATGAATAACAAAATTGATATCCACAATCCTCATCATAATCATCCTTTTCTTCAACCGATTGACCTACTATTTCCTGTAACTTTTTCACATCAATTCTATTCCAATATCCAAATCGAAGATACACCTCATTTGAACCAAAAGCCTGGTCAATATCAAAATAACCAAACACCTCTTCAATTTTCTTTAATACATTAATATCAATTCTATTCATCATAACGTTTATATTTTAAATTTTAATAATATTACAATCCTTGTTCTTTACGCAAATCGTACTCTTCCTTTTCAATCTCTGAATACTCTACCACTTTAAGGTAGGGTTGAAACTTTGTTTCGTAATAACCTCTAAGGTTAGCCATATCAATCATTGAATCAACGAATGATTTACGAACATAAGTCATATCAGATGAACCAAACCCCTGGTCTTCCGGCCAATCTTGATAATCTTCAGCCACATCATTTAGGGCTTCATACACTGCATCGGAGTAAGTAATTACTCTTTTAGTAAAACGACCCTCAACAGGGAAAGCGTTTCTAACTACATCGAACCCTTCGATTAAGGAGGCGGTAGCGAGAACGGAATTAAGGTTAAATGGTAGGCTCATAATTTTATATTTTAAAGGTTTATTATCTCTCAATCTTATACAGCTAAACTACACATTATTTTCCACATTTCCAAATATTTTACCGCTTATTTTTCATTTATTTTTAGACAAAAAATAACCCATTGAAAATCAACGGGTTATTAAGTATTCAGTATCAATGGGTTATTCTCCCCAATGTTTTTGTCTTAATTCGTACATATCGATAGCCTCTCTTTTCATCTGATTTCCGGTATGAAAATATGCACCTTCTTTAAGATACCCACCTAAGAAATTTCTTCTCATTCTCGTGGTATCTCCGTTTGGTTCACTACCATGTACTACGTGTGAGTGTAAAAGGGCAACTTGTCCTTTTTTAAGATATCCCTCAACCTTACGGAAATCGTGGCCTTCTGGCATTACACAACTCTTACCTCTTTCACTTCTCCAGTTATCAGTATTTGTTGCTTTTCTCTCTTCGTTATCTTCAATTGGTAATGTAGGTAATCGGTGAGAACCTTCGTAGTTCCATACTGCCCCATTTTCAGGGTCGTGATTATCCAAAGCCAACGCAGTATTGATAATTTCATTATGACCACAACCAGTATAGAATGCGTTTTGATGCATATCTCTACCCAATTCACCTTTTGGTTTGTAATAACCCCAAGTTTGTAAACCCACTACACTCCCTTCCATTAGGAATTCTGCTGCTTCCATAATTTTTGGATGTGAAAATAATTTAGCAATTTTTTCTGAATCTCTATGTGGATACATAATAGGTTCAAACTCTTGCCATTTTCCTGGTTCTCTTTCATTACGTTCTACACGTAAACGGTCTAATTCTTCGTTGATTTCATCTACTTCAGTTTCAGTTAATAATTCCAAAACTGTGAAGCCTCGGTATCTCCAATCAAATGACATTTGTTGAAGTTCTTCCGTTGTAAGGTGTTTGTATTTTTGCATAACTTTTGTGTTTTATATAAATATATATATTTTGTAAAAACGATAATTATTTTTTTATGATTTTTATCATTTATAAAATTGTAATAAATTCGGTAGGTATAATTTTAATGCAGGTATACTTTCATATACCAATTTTATTGCCCTTCTATTAGATTCACTTACACTTACATCGAATACATCACCATTTTCTCTATATTGAGTTTCCTTTGGACCAGATATTCTCCATTTTAAGGAACAACGACTGAATAAAGGATTTGTTTGAAATCTTAAATAAGTTTTTGAATCGATTTCAAATATAGGTGAATTGATATCATTTACTTTTTTTATAAAATATCTTGTAATATACCCACGAGTATAATCTATTTTAGATGGCGTAGGAATATGGGTATCAAATGAATCATTTGGTAAGGATGTTGTCGGTTTTACCAACTTATTATATGAATCTAATATACTCATGATTATTTTTCTTTACCCACTATTCTTAATTTGGTTTTAACATCGGTTGTCCATGTCATACCATCTAATGTATGGTCTACTTTTACTACTTGGAACACATTAGGTGCACCAAATTTTTCAGGTAATCCATCTATTTGAAGTTGGTCACCCACTTTAAATCCACTAACTCCATGTACTTTAAAATCAAAATCAGCAACACCGAATGGCGGGTTTTGACTATTATTATCAGCCTTTTTTTGTAAAGTTTGAATAGGAGTTAATCCTTTATCAACTAAAAAACATTGTCGTAATGCAGATGTATCATTCCATGCACCAACCATTAAAACACTTTCGGCCGTATTATCATTGCTACTATTCCAATCAAACCAGGATTTTGTTATATCTAATTTTGCTTCTCTATTTTGTACTTTAGGGTATACTGCACCTGTTTTTATAAAAAATTCAAAATTAGCTATTTTTGCTTCCTTTTCTAATTCATCTGCCGATTTTCTTGCCGGAGCTGTATTTGATGTATCAGGTGGGTCTTCAGTTGTCTCCGTTTCTGCTTGTTGTATTCCTGCTAGGGCAGTTCCCACTTTATCTTCTCTTCTTGAAAAGACAGTTCCTTTCATAGGTCTCGGGTTTAATTCAGGACTATGGTCGTATGTTTTTCCTTTATCATCTTTTAATTTATTATTTACAACGGATGACATCATTGCTGCAGGAACTTCTACTGAAAAATCACAACTAATAAATGGTGATTTAACTCCTCTAGATTGAAATGTTGTAATACCACTATTATTTGAAATATCACCTAAAAAATTTAAATCAACTACTGCCAATTCATATTTACCAGCAGCGTTTGCTACAATACATTCTTGTATTTGAAATTTCCAAATTGAATTACATGCAGAGGACATACCATTTAACATTTCATAAAAAACATCTCTAATTACAAAATTTGGTTTACTTATACATTCTACAAAAAAATTAAAGTTTATGTATAAATCTTTTAGGTATCCCCAAAATCTAGCTTTTTCTTGTATTGCTATAAATGAGGAATCTGCTGGAGATTTTGCACTCAACCCTCTTGTATTTGGAAATGCATATGGAACTAATCTATCTTTACCAGTAGCAGGGTCTTTTCTAGAATCTGTATGTTGTAGCCACGGATATGCTGTCAGTTCTGCTTCGGGATGTATATTAGCAAAGTTTTTAGCATCGTCTAATGCCGAAAATTCTATAAATTTAGTTATTTCAGTTTTTGCAGAAAGTGCATCTAAAAATTTAAAATTTGGAGTAGTTGGATTTGGTATAAATAATTTCGTAGGGTCAGTTGAAAACATATGTGGAAACCCACTAATGTAAGTACTTTGGATATTGATTAATTTACTACGAGTATCATAACCAGGACACGAACTTCCCTTACGTCCTAATTGGATTGGGTATTTGTTTACAATTTCACACGCCAATTCAAATCTAATAAATTTATGTTCTGATAATAGAGGTAATTCTTTTGGTATTTCTAAATCTTTACCACTATCTGTTTTTAATTCTGCGGATTCGGTCAGAGCATCTTTCAAAGTTTCAGCAACAACCTTATCCATATTTACAAAATTAGCAGAATCTGCCCATTTAGGTTGAGTCCATAGATTATAAACTTCAGGTGTTCTTTTTTGACCAGGAAGTTGATTAAACATTTGCATGAAAAGTGCAGCACCAATTTTATTATCACCTACCGCAGATTCAATCTCCTCCGGTTTAAAAGTTTTTCCACTTTCTTTATCATCGCTTGATGTATTATTAGCATCTCTATGAGTTTGCATATATTCAGCAACATTACCGATTGATGTTAATTTTACTTCCAATTCATAACTTTCATTATCACCAAATGATATTCCACCACCAGTTACAATACCTAAAAATGCATCATAAGTAAAATCAGATTTAATTCTCTTATCTTTTATTGTAGACCATTGGTCATATGCAACCAACTCACAAAAATCTACTTTATTACCACTTCCTACTTTTTGTGCATTTGATTTTTGAGTATTCCATCCCCATTCACATAAGCAATGAAATCCTGGTTCTAAAAAATAACCTGCCAATATATCACCCTGTTCTTTTGTAAATGCACGAATTTTAATAGTTGCTAATCGACTACCACCTTCGGCTTTTTCATCCATAGTCATAGATGTTATAATCGGTGCTGGTCTTAATGCTCTACTTTTACCAGATGGTATCCATATTTCATCTCCATTAAAATTTCTACCCACTGCACCTGGTCCGATATAACTGCCTCCATTTGAACCATATACCGATTGAAAATCAGTTGCGTTTGGATTTATTGATTCTAATATACATCCATTAGGGGATGCACCTGATAATAATCGAATCCACGTGGATAGACCACTAACACCGGGATTTACTTTTGCATTCCACGGGTTATTATTACCTGCTCTTTTTTTTAGAGTGGTTTCTAATTCGGTGTATATATTTGATAAATTTGGAAATGAACCTGGCATAATTTATTTATTTTGTAAAATTATTCGAAATTTCTAAATAATTTTCCGGTATTCTTAGTATTGTTCCATCGTTTACTGCGAATGGTGCATCGTGAATATTGTTAGCAGTTGCTATAATCCACCATAAGGATGCATCTCCGTAAAACTGATGTGCAAGTGTATCCAATCGGTCACCCGTCTGGGTCACTGCATAAATATCAGTATCTCTCAATGGTATATTTGGGTATATCTTTGTTCTGAAGACTTCCCTACCATCTTTGAGTTTTTGTATTTTATTATTTGTGTATCTTGACATAATTTAATTTATTTTTTATCGGATAGTTTACTATATTAAGATGGGTTAGATTCCTTGCTCTTTAAGTGGGTTAACTCCGTTATTAACCATTCTGAACCACGTATTATATCTCATTGCTACGGCAACACCTTGTTTATTTATATAGAAACACATATCTCTACTTGATGTTTGTCCTTTATAGGTTACAGGTGCGTAATATGCAGTTTCAGTTGCTTTTTCAATACTACCATCACTAATTTTACTACCTAATGCTATCTCATTGGCCATTCTAGCAGCTATCAAATCTGGTATACCAAGCTCATCTTTATAGTTTGTATATGCCTCTTTTCGAAGTTCTTCTGCTCTGGTTTCCGATTTTTTAATAATTGCAGCCAATAAAGCAGGGTCAATACTTTCTTTTGGTGTTTCTGCCGGTTCTCCTGTTTCTAATGATTTTGGAGTTGAATCTACCCCTAACATACCCCCACTTGTTGATTCTGTCTTCGGTGGTTCAGTTTGAGGTACACCTACACTATTAATTGGCGGTGGTGGTGTTGTTGGTTGAACTACTTGGATTGTATTTGTTTTTGTAATTACTGAAGTACCACCGGTTTTTGGTTCTTGACTTACAGTATTTGTATTACCAGATTGTTCAGCCTTTCTCTTATTAATTACTTTAACCGCCTCTTTAGAAATTGGAGTTCCATAAAGTTTAAGTTCTGAACCAACATTTTCAACAAATTTAAATTCCATTTGGACTTCAACTATTTTTGGTAATTGATTACCATTTACAGTTTCCCATGTACCATCATCAGGGAATGTGTACGAAAGAGAGTTTATAAATGCAGTTTTTTGTTGATACATATTACCTAATGTAAATTCAATAAATGGTGGATTTACTAAATTACTCTTATCAATAGTTGGATATGCTTTACCTGTTAAAAATTGAATTCGTTGCCACATTGTTGATAATTCATTAGAATTCATACAATACATTTTTAATTGCAATGATAAGGTTCTTTCTACTCCACCATATGTGTAGTAACTATATGGATTACCGACAAATTTAGCAGAATCCCAAGTTGGTGAAACAGTTTCACTTAAACTTGTTATTAGGGTTCTAAAATATACTTTTTTAGAATCACTTACACCTGCTATTGAAAATGTTACCAAATCTTTATCATCGCCATTACCAATACCACTTACTCCATACGAACTATTAATTAAATCACCATTATTACTTGTAATTCCATATTGCGTTTCTATTGTAGTAATTTTTTGGCCTCCTGCTACTCCACTATATGTATTAGTTGGGTCATTAGGCATAACAGCACCAGTATTATTTTTTATATCTTTAAATGCATAGGGTGATGTACCAAATACACCATTTGTACCTCTTCTATCAATTCCATATACCGGTGATACTAATTTCAAATCAATACGTTCACTTACTTTTTCGTTTGTATAATCACCTAATTTTCCACTATAAGTCTTTGGAGTTGCAGTAGTTGTTTTAGTTTTTGCTTCAACTGCTTTATCTATTTCTGGTTTTGATTCAGTACCTTTTAATTTATCTTTTACTGATGTAGCACTTTTTCCTAACTTTTCTTTAGCCTTACCAATTTCTGCAGAATCCTTTACTGCAGTATCCGTAGATTCAGCAGTTGGCATTCTTAAATTAGTTTCTGTACTATTCGATGTTATATATGAACTATATTTTTCATTATATGGTCTAGAATTATCAGCTCTTTCTTTAGCTTTTTCCTCTACAAGTTTGTCAAGTGCGGATGGGTCTGCAGTCTTTTTTAATTTTTGTTTTAGAGATGCAGTTGCATTTGCAGATGCCTCTCCTAATTTTTTCTTAGCATCAAGTTGTAATTGAGTTACTTTTTTGGTAATATCAGTTGCAGCTTTATCTACTTTACTTACTGATTTTGAATTAAATTTAACATTATCAATTTGTTTTGAATATGGTAGTTTTGAACTATATTCGTACTTATCAGTTGCACCTGCAGTATTAGTACCTAATGAGTTTGGATTACCAAATAGGGTAGTTCTTAATTTATCCTTTACTAATGAGATACCTTGACCTATTATTTGTTTACCAATTGTTTTTGGATTACCCCCACCGGTATTCTTTAAGAATCTACCAACGATTGTACCTTTTGCATCATTTTTTATTTTTGAAAGAGTAATCATTGTATCTGGTTCTAATCCAGCTTGTAATTCTCCTGTATTATTTACATAGGTTGGTATCACATTTTGTGGAATACCTAAACGTGAATTTATACCATCTCTTGCTTGGTTTAAAGAAGTAACTTTACCACCAAAAACAAATTTACCAAACTTACCACCGGTAATAGCACCCAATCCTTTACCAATCAATCCACCATCCGCTGCACTTCCACCCGTTGCCTGTTTCATTTTCTCAACCGATGATGTACTACGAGTTGCTATACGAATTGCTTCGTTACCATATATTAATGGATTATTTAATTCTACCTTAGTTTTTATACGAATACCACTAAGTTCTTGTTCTATTAAAGTTAGTTTATCTGGTTTTACACTTTTTTCTTGTGTAGAACCTGCAAATAATTCTTGCACGGGAGTTAAGTCCAATATTTTTGGAGTTATATCTTTATTCGAACCTTTAAATAATTCTAATATTGTTGGCATAATTAAGCTCCCATTAATCCAAATCGGTTTTCACCACTTTTTTCGTTTGTTTTCACTACTGCTGATGAAACTTTTTCTTTATCCATATAGACATCTCTATTAGAATATACCGCTGAGATTAATTCATCTAATTTAGCAACAACTGCAGTGTTATCTTGTCCTCCACCCATCATACCACCCAATAATCCACCGATACCAGTTCCTAATCCCGTAGCAATTGTTTCCAATAAACTAGCAGGGTCTTTAGTTGCTAATAAAACATCTGCCGGATTTGTTCCGATTACTTTACCATCTTGAACTACACCATCGTTAATACTTGATGTTGTTGCAGTACTACCATCTGTTACTGCAGGGTCACTTATACCTAAGAATGAACCTATTGAATTAAATGCCCCACCAATTGCGTTAACCGCAGTCATTATTGGTTCAACTATGTATTTGTTAATTGTATCTCCTATAAAACTAATTACATCGTATATTAATCCAAATCCCTTTACTAAGAAATTTATAAAAAATCCAATTGCTCCACCTACCAGTGAACCAAATATTTTACCAATACTACTAATAACTCCAATGATTGGTTGTGCGAATTTCATCATTACTTCTTTGAATTCACCTATTTTTAAAAATAACGGGTCTAACGCATCAGCTGCAGCTTCAAATGGAGTAAGTAACGCATCACTTATTGCAGAACCGATTGCTACTAATGGCATTACAATTGCAGATATAACATCATAAACTGCTTTAAGTGGTTTGAATACCATTTTAAACGCCAATCCTATAACTCTAAATATCGGTAATAGAACTGCATTTAATATTGTAAATAAATCATTTAATACTGGCATTACAAATGCTGCTATTGGTTCGAACATATCACTAAATCCAGTTTTAAGAGCAGATGAACTATTTGCAAGGTTATCCATTACTCCTTGCATTTCTTTTTGAGATGATAAACGTTTGGTTTGTAAATCTAAATCCTCTTTTGATAATGAAGTGATATCTCTGCCGGAATCCATTAAGGACATTGCAGATGTTAATTGTTCTTCATTTAATTTACCAAATTGTTCTTTAATTTTTTGTTGACGTATTAAATCACCTATTTGCATATTACTTGCTTTATTAAGTGCTTCTTGTTCAAATTTATTTAATTTTGTTAAATCACCTAAACTTGAAACCTGATTCAACACTTCTTGTTGTGCTTCTACCGTTTTACCATTTGCTGCTAGGTATCTTGCTTGTGAAAGGTTTAAGTTTGTTCCTAATATTGCACTTGCTTCTAATTCTGAGGTAATACTGGTTTCAAAATCTAATAAACCATCTGCAACTGCACCTGCCTCTTTAATTGATGTTCCTAATTTTGCTGCTTGAACTGCTGCTTTAGCTAATTCTTTTGGTGAACCATTAAAATAACGATATGCATATTCGGAACTCTCCGCCATATCTGCTATTACCTTTGAAGGTGCAACCCCGGCCATTTTTGCCATTTCAGCAGTTTGACCAATTAGGGCTTGTGATTGTGCGGCTGTTAATCCACCTATATTCTGAAATACTTTATTTAATTCTGCACCTTGTTCTACCCCAACACCAAAGTTTTTATTCAACATAACCATAGAACCCAACACTTCTCTTGAAGGTTGCTCTAGCCCGCCAAATGTTTGTGTAAACGCGGTTGCTGATTTACCTACATCTTCTGCACTTACACCTAACCCTGCAAATTCGGTTGATACTGCTTTTATATTACCTTGTAAAGTTCTAGTTTGAGAATTTAATAATCCGGTTTCCTCTCTAAAAGATTTTGCTGCTGCTTCGATTTCTTTGAATCTTTCTAATCCTACTTCGAATGCTTTGTATAATGCATATGCAATTAGTGCAACTGCTGCTACTACTGCTACAACTGATAAGATTGCTATTCCTTGTGGTCCTAATAACCCCATTATCATATTTTTAGCAGAACCAAAACCCCTACTTAATCCAGAAGTAAATGATTCCATCATATTAGCACCTTTGTTAGTTGCTTGAGTAAATCCCGTTTTGAACTGAGTCATAAAACGTTTTTTTACTGCATCTATACTTCCTTTAGCTTTATCTGAGAATGGTGTCCAAAATCTATTGAATAGGGTTTCACCTATTATCGGTATACCTTTTATCTTTTCACCAATTGAATCTAATGATTTTACAAATTTATTTTGTAAATTATCAGCAATTCGTTGGGTTTCATTTATTATTTTTAATCTAGCTAATTCCTTTTTTACAATCGCATCTGCTGCATCTAATTGTGCTAGATATGTTGATTTCATTCTATCATTAACACCAAAATTTGTTTGTAAAACACCTTTTTTTTGTTCTGCTAGTTTAATTAGGGCTTCTTCGTAGGATTTTTCATCCTTTAATGAATTTAATACTTTTTTGGTTAAACTAATTTCTTCAAATATTTTTTTATTGCGCAAATCGGAAGCTTCAGCAGTTGCTTCAATAGCCCTCTTCATATCACCTATGATAGATGAGGTATATTTGACTGCATCTTGATATTCTTTTTCTTCTGCTGTTCTATTTTTTGCCATAATTAGTAATCAAAACCTAAATATTTTCTAACTGATTGAGGTATTGCTTTTTTAACTGCTTCTTTATCACCACCAAATCTTTTTTCAATGGTTTCACGTGCAGTTTCAATTGATTCATCTGCATCTTTTATTGCTTTAGCTATATTTTTATCACTTTTTAAATTACGACTTAATATAGATAGAAATAAATTACTGATAAATCCTTCTTTCAATTTATGTTTAGTATAAATTTCTTTAAAAAGCTGTCTATCTTCTTTTGTTAATTTCATAAAGTTCTCCTATTATACTCCTATAAATATAAGACATAAAAAAAGTGAGGAATTTATTTCCTCACTCTTACACCTGGCCCTTTTGATGGTTGGTTAGTTTTTTGTGCTTTATTTGCATTATCACTTTCTCGTTTCTTTGTATCTACCAATTCTTTGTAATAAAAATTTCTTAAATGAACTGGTAATCTATATACATCGGATTGAATAAATCCATTCCCGTGATAACATAATTCAAAAATTTGTTTATGCAATAAAACGGAATAATTACTCGGTAGGCCAAAAAAAGCTAACACCCATTGTAATAGGTCTTACCTCCGTTTCTCCTGTTTCAGGATTTGTGTAATCAAATTCCATTTTGATATCCGGTTGTAAATTTTTTACATATTCTCTAAATCCTTTAGTATCTCTAGCAAGGAATTTATTATTAATAAAATCAGTTATAGATTTAGTGTCTTCTTTACCATCTACCGATTGTATCATATAACGATAACGGGTGGTTAATTCACTACCCATCGAATCTTTGTTTAATCTTTTTAAAGCATTAACATCGGCATCAATTCTTTTTTCATCACCATGTGTTAATAGTTTAAAAACTAATACATTTCCAGTTGATGTTGTGAATTGATAACGATTTTCAGTATTTAACTTTGAATAATCAATGTCTTTTGTTTGAACTTTACCTAAATCAACAGTAACTTGTTGTTTGGTATCATTATCATCTAATATTTCAATCTTATATTCTGGTCCATATCCTAAGATACGAGTTGCTAACATAATAGCGTTTTTATCACCCAAAAGAATATCATCTGGATTTACTTTCTTATCTACTATAATTGCTTCGAATAATTTATCTAATACTACACCTTTTTTAATCAAACTTTGAGATGAAAGAATTTCTTCCTCTCTTGCCGTCATATATTTTAATTCGATGTTACCACTTGATAATGGATTTGTTTCTGGATAGCATTTACCTTGAGATGGTAATCCAACTATCTCCGTTGAGAATTCGTATTGTGACATATTTTACCTTTATTTTGTTTATTGTATATAAATATATAAATAAAAAAAAAATTGAAAAAAAAGGAGATATTTCTATCTCCTTTCTTAATTTTATATTTTAATTCTATTAGAATTCAAGTATTGCATAATCATAAGCTAACGTTAATGTAATCTCTGCAGGGTCATTTGATGTCCAATCTAACTCACCGAATTGTGCGTTTAAGATAAATGCACCTTTAAGTTTCCAGTTTTCAATTTTATCACCTACTGGTCCTAACATATAGATATCGATATCTTTTTTGTAGAAATCTGCATATCCATCACGTCCTGTTAGGGATTCATGTGAAGTTCTAACCCACTCCATTACTGCCTGTGCACCTGATGGTACGATTGGGTCATATAATGTGATTTCTAAATCTTGCCATTCACCTTTACCTTTCAACTTTCTTTTTAAGTTGATGTGTTCTAATGTTACAGCTTCAAACTGAATGTTTGGTCTGTTACCTGCTTTGATAAGATATGAAGGGATACCAGCGATTTCCATGATGAAACGATTTTTCATCTTTGGTTCAAAGTTGGTATAGAACATTTCGTTAAACTCTAATATTTCTGCCATTTTTATTTTCTCCTATTATATTAATAAATATAAGGTTTCTCTTTTTTTTAAAATTTATGCTGAGAACGATGCTCCAGTCGGTAAGATATTGAAATCTAACACGATGAATTCAGCGGTTTTTGTTGGTTGTAAGAAAATCTGTCCAGCCAATATATTTCTATCAATTACATCAGGAGTGTTATTACTCTCATCCATTATTACTCTAAATGCATATAAACCTTGTCTTTGTTGAATTGCTTCTAAATAAGGGTTAACTGTATTTAAGAATCTTGAACGAGTGGTAGAAGTATTTTGTTCGAATACTAAGTATCTTGATGTAGAAGCGATATACTTCTTAACTTTGATAAGTAATCTTCTAACATTGATTCTGTCTAACGCTGATGATTTTTCTTGTAATGTTTTCTGTCCAAATGCCACGATACCCTCGCCAGGGAAAGATGCGATAGGATTTATTTTTCCTTCGTATAATGTATCTCTCTCTGCGTGTGTTAATCTATTCAATACTGAAACTGCTCCTACGATTCCACCACGATTTAAACCAGCTGGTGCGAACCATTCTGCTGCAACCGCGTCATTTGCTGCGAAAATACCTGGCATCAATACTGATGGCGGTACTGCAGTTAATCTGTTGGTGTTTCTATCGATTGTCTTTACCCACGGGTAGTAAGTACCTACATAGTTAGAATCTACTGCTGCACCTTGTTCTACTGCTAAATCAATTGAATCATCTTGTGAAGTTACATCACCAATGAAGAATACATCTTCTCTATTCTCACACATTTCAGTTATGTAATCAAACACATAAGAGTGATGTCTACGAACTATACCAGGTGCTGCGATTATGTTGATATCGAAATCATCAGGGTTAGATACCGCGTTGATTGCTTTTACATATGCAACTGAACCACTTGAGATTGATGTTGCTAAGTTAAATCCTTGTGAATTACCTGATGATAAATCAGAACCTTTACTTGCTACTCTTGTTGGAGTTACACCATCAAATCCACCTTGAAACGCTAAAGTAAATTGTCTTTTAGCAATTGTTTCAGCAGTATCATCAGTTGATAATGTATAATTTAATTGAGAATCAAACGCAAAATCAACATTAGCACCTACTGTTGCTGATGATGGAATTGGTTTTAAGTATTGTAAGTTGTTTATCTTAGTTGTAGCAGTTTCTAAATCAATACCAGAATATCTATATGTAGATGATGCGGTATTACTATCAGAAACTGTTGAATAAATAACTGCTGGAACTAATGTTTCAGTCCCACCCACATAAATTGGGTTGGTATATGCACCATGTCCAAAAGGTGCTGCTATAATAGGGAATGAACCCTCAGCTGCAACTTCTACTCTAATTAACTTAGAACGATTTGCATAATCACCATTTTCATTTTGTTTACCATTTGCATCAATTGTTAAATTTCTATCACCAATTATTTTAGCAATATAGTTTGGAGATGCTGGGTCTAAGTTAACGTTATTATATGTTTCTTTTACTGATTTTTTTCTATCTGTATCACTAAATCCACGAACTACTACTGAGAATGTTGCGTAATCAGTTGCACCAGATACTCCTGCTGCTTTAACATTAAAAATACTTACTTTATATTCAGTATTGTATGGGTTACCATCACCTAATGTATGGAAACGGAATAGGTCACTTCTAACACCACTAATTAATTGAGATTTAACCCACGGAGTAGATGCGTATGTTGTATCTTCAGTAAAAGCTTGTGTTGCTAATTCTAATATTTCAACATCTGCAGATGAACTTGCAAATGCATCCGTTTTATCTGTTGCTGTTTTTTCAAAATAAGTGTAGGTGTATACCGATTTAGCTCCAAATGGTGATTCACCAAATACATCACTAATATCGTTTCCATCTATTGGTAATACTGATGCAGAAACTGCACTTGAACCACTAACTATTATGGAAAAACTACTTGCACCTATCGGTGATGTAATTGTGGATGATGCAAAACCTGTACTTTCTTTATTACCAGTTAAGGTTGAATGTAAGGTTGCTACAATTTTTTTACCACCTTGTACTTCTGAACCACTTACTACAATTGCAAGAGGTGTTTCATGCGAATAACCACCTATGTGACCAACACGAACAATTGTTGCTGTTCCTGCTTCTCTTAGATAGTTTTGTACTGCGTACCCTGTATAGTATTCCCCATCAGGTGTACCGAATATTTCTTCAAATTCTGATTGTGTATTTACGATAGTTGGTAAGAATGCTGGTCCTTTACTAAAAGGTCCTACTATTGCTGCTCCAATTTCTCCGATACCCTGTGATAAAAATGATAAATCATTCTCTCTTGTGAATACACCAGGTGATACAATTTTTTCTGCCATTTTATTTACTCCTATTAAGTTTGTGTAATGATACACATATAAGTATTAGATACTTTTTCTAAAATATTATTTTATATATGCGTAACGTAGTATTATTCCGCGATTGGTGTGAATTCTCCCGTTGTAGGGTTGTAATCACCATCTCCGTATTTTTCATTTAAACCTTTAAATAAGGTTTCTTCTTTGATAACTAAATCCGAATGTTGTTTAGTTAATTCTATTTCTCTTTCTTCTAATTCTGACAATCTTCTTCTTTTTTCAATATGAATTTGTCCTAATTCAGTAAAAACAGCCCCAACTTCAATTCTTAATTCGTTGATTTGTTTGACCTCGTCTTCTGTAAACTTAATTTTTTCTGCCATTTTGATATATTTTGTTTATTAATTACTTATATATATAAATATATGGATTTTCCCCAAACGATAAAAAATTATCTAGTAAATGTTAAAGTTGCATATGTTCCTGGAAGACCTTGGTCTATAGCTCTAACTCTTGCATACCATGTTCCTGCGGTTAATAGGGTGTTAACTTCTATATTCGCTTCACTCCATTCCGTAAAATTAATAGTAGGAGCTGAAAAGTCTGCATTTGCTGAAACTTGTACATCATATGCGGTAATACCAGCAGTTCCTACTGCCGTAGGTGCTACCCATGTTAAGAAAGGTGTTGCGTAGGTAAGAGAAGTTGGTGCACCTGGTGATGCTAAATCTGCGAATGAGTTTCCACCCTTATTGTGGGTTACATATCCATTTACTAAATAAGTATCCTCTTCTTCAACGTCAATTGATACAATTTCACTTGTTTTTACTACAACTTCGTTTGAATTAATTATTTTTTCAACTAAAACTCCACCTTCTGCTTTTAGTAATTTGTCATCGGTTGTAATTCTAAATATTTCTTTAAATTTATATAATCCATCTTCACCATCTTTTACTAATAATGGATGTTCTGATGTTGCTGTTATTTCTCCATCATTAATATCATAATATTTTGATGAAAATGAGTATACTAATCCAACTACGGTTACTTCTTTTTCTGAGGTAACCAATTCATTTGTATTCCATGTATAAAACCCACCATCTAAATCTGGTGATAATCCATTTAATGAATACCCTTTTAATTTATCACCCTCTACTAAATCTCCTGCCTCAACTATTGAACCATCTGCTAAAGTAATAGGTGAATCAATTGTTAAACATAACGCGGTAGAGTTACCATCATATGAATCTACGGAATAAACCGTTTTATCTTTATTTGTATTATATCCAGTAACGTGGTCGTTAAACCCATCAACAAATACACATCTAATCGTATTAGATTGTGCAGACATTAATGCTGTTTGAGCTCCTGGTGATTGTGGATTCATACTAGAAATTGAAAAAGTAGCAGTTACACCACTATTTGTTCCTAATGTTATATATGAACCTGCAGGAACACTCCATGTGAAGTTTGCTGCTCTACTACTAATTCTACCAAAATTTGCACCATCACCTGTAAAACCTAATGTATAAGTTTCGGTTGTAGATTCAACTGCGTAAGTGTATCCGGTTACAGACCCTACTGAATCAATTGCAAATGATGACATTGCTATGGGGCCAGTTGTATCTCCCTTAGCTGCTGATAATGATTTTGTACCCTGTCCTGTTGCAGAACCTAAACTATTTAAACTTAGTGTATCGCCTGATGTTAGTGTTGCCATTTATTTTATTCCTATTTGTTATAAATATCTAATAATGAATCAATCCACTTATTCTTATCCGTATATTTTTCAATCATATAAGTTTTTATAGTATTGAACCAATATAATTTTTCAGAATAAGGTAATGTAGTAATCTTTGTATAAATATCAAAAAATTCAGTTTTAGACGATACTCGATATGGATAATTTAAATCTTTACACCATGTGGTATGTAATATTGGTAATTTACCCCTATCAACTGCTTCAAATATTGAATATCCAAAGGGTTCTGATATAAATGCGGAATGTGATATTCCCCAATCCATATCATAAAAAGTATCTTTAAACTCCGAATCATAATGATATAATTTTGATTTTGAAACATCTACCTTTACGCCATTTTTCCAAAGTAAATTAAATTCTTGTGAATTAGTAAAAATAAGACTTGGTATTTTATCTAAATAGTGTGGATTTTTTCTACCTTCACTCCTTGCTGCGAATCCTAACTTATTAGATTTGGATAGTGGTAGATTCTTTTTAAATTCGTAAAAATTTGGTATATTGGTGTTTTTATAAAGTATTTCGTATAATCCTACCCATATATTATTCTCACACCAATCAGTAACCTCTTGTTCCCATTCTGAACTCATATACGGATGATGTCCTATTGGTAAATCACTTCCAAATTGAGATTTTAGAATATGGTCTACTGAATTGTGTAATATATTTGAATGAATTTTATCTTTATTGTCTACAATCGGTTTCATTGGAGTATAATGTCCATGTAGAATATTAATTCTTCTAGCACCTTTACATAGTTCTTCAAATTTTTGAATATCTTCACCATGCCAATAAGTTTCTATTGGAAATTGGTAATCTTCGTGTCCTTTGGGTTTGTTTCTATGAATAAGGAGAATTGGTTTAACATCTAATTTAGGTGCTATTAATTCCATCCAAAGATTTACCCAAATATCAGAACCTGCGTTGACCCACGGCCCTCCACCTGTGGTATAATAAACATCATAAACCATTTATATTATTTTTTTATTATAATTAATCCAGCAAATACTCCAGCAAAAGTTATACTCAATGCATTAACCGAAGTTGATTCTATAATTGAAGGAACTTCCTGTCTTTTATTGGCAGTATTCCATGCTTGAACTATTGGATATTCTTCATTTAAACTATGTGTAATTGAATAAGTTGAATTACCACTAACTGTTTCCTTATATGTTGTTAATGCAGTTATTTGTGAAGAACCACTCACTAATCCACTTGGCGTTCCTGCTAAGTTAGCAAATGAAGTAGAACCACTTACTATATGACCACCTTTAGCAACTACTGCGTATCCACTTTGAGCGGATGATAATATTATTGTTGCAGTATTGTTATTAGTAAGGGTTACCGATGATGGTATTATTTGTGAATCATTTGTTCCATATACTGAAACTAATACATTTTTAGTATTAAAGTTGTGTGTTACCGAAATAGTTGATTGTGTATCAAACGAAGATGTAACTGTTGCTACTTCTGCAATTTCAGTTACTACGTTTGTAATACCACTACCATCTCCAACAAAGTATGATGCAGTGATTGCACCATTTGCTAAATTAATTGATTGACTTACTAATGATGACAGAATTTGGGTAGAAGATGATACGATATTACTTCCACCTAATATTTGGATTGACCCGGATATTAATGTTGGTAATGAACTAATTCCACTAAAAGTAATTTGAGATGAACCTGATACAACGTTATCACCACTAGCAAGTAATATTTTTGATTCAGACCCACTTATTCCACTTTTCCAATAATCATTAGTTGAATCCCAAAGTAATGAACCACTAATAGTAGAACCACCGGTTGAATCTTTTACTAATAACCCACCATTTGCTACACCTGTACCATTCAATTCAATAATATTATCACCTAATTGAATTGTAGTTGAATTTACGGAGGTTGTTGTTCCTCTAACTATTAAATCACCTAATACCACTACATTCGAACCTGTCAATTCTAAAGCGGTTTTGAGGGAGGATGTATATGTGTTTAAAGATGCGGTTGATTCTTGTATTCTATCTAACTCATTATCAATTGAAGCAGTATAAGTTGTAAGGGTTGAGTTCTTAGTATCTTGTGATTGTGTATACGAATTTAATGAACTCAATATACTAACTATCTGAGATGAACCACTTACTAACCCGCTTGGTTTATTTGTATGATTTGTATAATCTAAATAGTATGAACCGGATTCGCCATTTAATTTATTTGAATCATCTGCAGAACCACTAACAATGTGGCCACCTTTAGCAACTACTGCATAACCACTTTGAGCGGAAGTTAATACTATTGTTGCAGTATTTAAATCCGTAAGAGTTACTGATGATGGGATTATTTGTGCATAATTAGAATCGTATACCGAAATAATTACATTTCGTGAATTAAAATTATGACTAACTGATATGTTTGAGGAATTGAAAAAAGCGTAATTAACAGTTGCTACTTGAGATATATCTGATGCAGGTAAATTTGTTAATCCACTTCCATCTCCACCAAATGAACCAGTGAAAGAACCACTAATAGTTCCTTCACCTAATGTATTTAAATATCTTGAATCTAATGAGGATGTTAATTGTGATGAACCGGAAACCATTCCAGTCCCACCGAATGTTATTTGAGAACCATTTCCTATGAAATATGAAGCGGTTATGGCACCATTAATATTAAGAGAACCTGTTATTAGGGCATCTGTAACTACAATTGTTTGAATTGATGGTATTCCGTTATCTTTTTCAAAATATAACTTACCATCGTATGTATTTATCGCCAACTCTCCTAATTCAAGAGTGTCGGTTGTAGGAATTTTACCCTGAACAGCTGTTCTTTTTAGCTTTAATACTTGTGCCATATGTATGACTTACCAATTTCATTATATAATTACTCGGTTATTTAAAAACCCCCTTTATGTAAAGAGGGGTTTTATATGTCTTTTTTATTTAGATTTTGTTTTCTAGAGAATTTACTTTAGAAGTTAAATCATCAATTTGTTTTTGTTGTTCTTTAATACCTTCTATTAATAAGGTTACTAATTTATCGTATTTAACTGCTTTGTATCCGTTTTCTCTTGTCTGAACTAATTGAGGTAATACTGCTTCAATTTCTTGTGCAATTACACCCACATCGTTTCCTTCGTATCCGTGCTCAGCTTTAGTTTCTGCTTTCCAATCGTAAGTGTTACCACTAATCTTAGAAATCTTATCCAATGCGTTTTCGATTGGAACGATATTTTCTTTGAAACGAATATCTGAAGATGAGTAAGCAACGATATCATTGGTTGCATCAATTCTACCTGCAGTAGCAGATGCGGCCATTCCTATTCCTAAAGAAGTTGCAGTTGCTGCACCTATTATTGTATGTGAACCACTAACTTGTACTGAACCAGTGAATGAATGTGTATCGTTACTGAAATCACCAAATCTATTAGAACCACTACTGAATATAACTGATGCCGTTTCATTAATTGTTGTTAAATTAACAATAGTTAAATCTGTAATAGTAGTTCCACTCAATTGAGATGAACCAGAAACAATTCCTGCTGGTATTGAACCAACACTAGCATAAGTTATTTGAGATGAACCCGAAACTACACCATTAGTTGCGTTGATTGTACCATTAAATGATGTACCATTGAAAGTTGTACCTGTTATAGTACTATTTGAAGTAATCGAACCAGTTACTAATAAATCATTTCCAAATACTATATTAGTTCCACCTGAACTTAAAAATTTAGATGTACCATCTTGCATGCTAACATTTCCTTTAACGGAAATTAAACCAGCAGTTGGGTCTAATAATATATCACCACCACCTGAAGATTTTAATTCAATGTCTCCATCGGCAGTTTGAAGTACAATATTATCAGTACCTAATTCGTTAAATTTAATTGATTGACCGGTGTCGGTTGTAAATATTAATTCTGTTGCATTTGATGATAATATTTGTGTTCCAGCTATGTAAAGTGATGCTGAAGATAGGTATAAATCACGAAATGGTTTAGTTGCACTACCTAAATCTACGGTTAATGTAGTAGGTATTATATGTTTAGAAGTAGTTACCGAATCAGTACTTTGTGAAAATGGAGTACCATTAACAGTATTAAACTGAACTTGTGATGAACCACTTATTACACCATTTGTTGATGCAATTGAACCTGTAAACGCACCACCAGTTGGTAAGGTGAAAGTTGCACCATCTGCGAATGTTAGTGAACCTGAAATTATGGGACTATGTATTATCATCTTTTGTTTTCCTTATTTATTTTGTATAAATATATATTTTTTTTAAATTGAACCACCATCTATGTTTGTAATTGTTGTTGCATTTGCTGTTCCTGTCACATCTCCACTCAAAGTTATTTGAGCCGAACCACTAAATACACCAAGTACATTTACTTGATTTGTTACAGCCGTACTTAATCCAGTAACATTACCGGAATCAATCGAACCACTAACTATATGACCACCTTTTGCTACAACTACATAACCACTTCTAGCAGATTCAAATGTAATTGTTATATTATTATTATCGGTATGTCTTAATGTTGATGGGATTATTTGGTATCCATCAGTATCAAACACTTGTGCAATTGCGTTAGGTGTACTCAAATTATGATTTACAACCCACGTAGATGATGCAGTAAATGTTCGTTGAACTGTTGCCGTTTGAGCAATTGTTACGTTTTCTAATGCACTACCATCACCTTTAAAGTACGAAGCGGTAATTGAACCAGTTATATTAAGGTTACCCGCTATAGCAGTTGCAGTATTAGTTGTTACTAATGTTTCTACGGAATCAACTGAACCGGATTTTCTAAAGAATACCTTTCCGTCTACAACGTTCATTGCTATCTCACCATATTGTAATGAGCCAGTGGTAGGTATACTTCCAGGTGTAGTGGACCTTTTAAATTTAATTATTTGTGCCATTATTTTCTACTTTTGTTTTTAGTTCGTCTACTTGTTTTGTTAATTCTTTAATACCTTCTATTAGTAATGCTACTAACTTATCATATTTAACCGCCTTATAACCATTTTCACGGGTTTGAACCAATTCTGGTAATACTGCTTCGATTTCTTGTGCAATTACACCCACATCGTTTCCTATATAAGTATTCTGTATTTCGCTATTCCATACAAAATTATAGCCACCAATTTTAGATATTTTTTCTAATGGATTAGAAATAGGGCGAATATTGTTTTTTAATCTTATATCTGATGATGAATATGCAATAATATCACCGCCTGCATTTATACTACCACCCAATCCAATACCACCTGTTATTACTAATGCACCCGTACCAGTTGTGATTGATGCAGTAGCATTTGTAATTGTAATTGCGTTTGATGTAGATGCACCTTGAGTAGTTACTTCTTGTAATGTTTTACTTACTTGTGATGAACCGGATATAACACCATTAGATGCTGATATTGCCCCATTAAATGATGTTGCTGTTGATGCACCTGTTATTTCGATTGAACCTGTTATTTTAACCGAACCTGTAAATTCATGTGTATCATTATTAAAGTCACCGAATTTATTTGAACCACTACTGAATATAACTGATGCGGTTTGATTAACACTCGTTAAGTTTGTTATAGTAAGATTTGCTATAGTAGTTCCATCTAATTGTGAAGAACCACTTACTATTCCAGCTGGGATAGAACTAATACCTGCATATGTTATTTGAGAACTTCCACTTACCAATCCGCTTCCACCAAATAGTTGAGATGAACCTGATACAATTCCTCTACCTGTTGTTTCGTAGGATGAAGTTGCACCATTTAAATTTGAAATATGTGAATCAATCGATGCCGTATAAGTAGCAAGAGTTGAATTCTTAGTATTTTGTGAAGATGTATATGAGTTTAGTGATGTTAATGGAATTAATCTAGCATCAACACCATTTGTGAAATGTGCAGAACCAGTATCTAATGTAAGAGTAGCTGAACCACTTTCAGCACCACCACTTAAACCATTACCCGCATTGACTGCAGTAATATCACCCGCTCCAGCCAATACCATTGCATCATCTACATATTCTTTAATAGCAAATGCGTTTCCTAATGTATTTGGATTACCATCTGCAATTGAAGATGATACGTGATAAAATGCTGCTGAGCCTAATGATGCTAATGTATTTGCACCTAATAGGGTGGCAAAAGATGCAGATGGTGCATATAATAAATTATATGAACTTGATAATTGATTTGAACCACTAACTACACCAGTTGGTAATAATGATGGTATCTGTGAAGAACCACTAACTATGCCCGCCGGGATTGATGTTAATGATGTATATACTACTTGAGATGAACCACTAACTACACCGGTTGGTAATAATGGAGTTACTTGAGAACTACCACTAATAATACCTGCGGAAATTGATGATATATCACTATATGTTATTTGTGAACTACCACTAACTACACCGGTTGGTAATAATGATGCTATTTGTGAACTACCACTTATAATCCCATTACCTCTTGTTTCGTAAGATGAAGTTGCATTAATTAAAGATGCGGTTACATTTGATAATGTATCCCATTTTGTATCATTTGAACCACTATATGTTCCTAACGTTGTATTTTTAGTATCTTGTGAACCAGTATAAGAATTTAAATCACTTAATATACTTACGATTTGTGCAGATGATGAAACTACTGAATCACCATCAATCATTAAATATCTTAAATCCAATGAACCTGTTACTTGTTGAGAACCACTTACTACGCCTCCTGGTAATAATGAAGTCACTTGTGCGGATGATGAAACTATCCCGTCTCCTCCAGCTAAAAGTATTTTTGATTCTAAATCTTTTTTACCACCTATCCAATAATCATTAGTTGAATCCCATAATAGAGAACCACTAATAAAAGAAGCAGCAGTGGGGTCTTTAACTAACAAACCACCATTTGCTACACCAGTACCATTTAATTCGATGATATTATCACCCAATACAATTGCAGTTGAATTAATTGATGTTTGTGTTCCTTCAACTATTAAATTTCCTTTAATCGTTGTAGTTGATGCCGCGTTTTCGCCAGTAACAGTTATTGCATTTTTTAAAGATTGGGTATACGATAATACTGATGCAGATACATTTAATAGGGTTTCCCATTTAGTATCAACTGAACCGGTATATGTTCCTAATGTTGTATTTTTAGTATGTTGTGAACCGGTGTAAGAATTTATTTCCGTTATAGATATATCAACCGATGCCGATTTACTTTCTAAATTATCTAAACGAATATTACTTGAACCAGATGTTGTTTCTAAATTAGATAATCTAATCAATGCACTACTACTAAACGTATTAAGTGATGCGGATGTAATTTCCAATTTATCCAACCTACCATCTAAACTTCCACTAATTGTATCAACATATGTTTTAACTGCAAATTGAGTTGGAACTGTATCTTCACCTGTAATTCCTTGTGCGTTTAATAAAGTTGTGTTATTACTAACTTCATTTAATACAACACCCACACCTACTCCATTTCTTTTGAATGGGCCGATTGCACTTAATCCTGATAGATTGAATTGATTTGCGTCAATTGTAACTTCTCCGGTTAATTGATTTACTGCGAAGAAATCACCAATTTTTAAATTACCTATATTGTCAACTGTTGAATAAAATACTCTACCTGGAGCATATTCAACAATTTCTTTTGTTCTATTTGGAACTCCACCGAATTTTGGAAGTGCGTTATATGTTACACCACTACCAACATATTCCATTACTAATCCACCCGTTGAGATGTTTGATAATTGGTGGAAATAAACATTATTTCCAGTTGTAATTGAAGGTGGTGCAGGATAAACTGTTACATATCTTTCATTTGCCGAACTACCCGTTGCAACATTTGTTACTAAATAGTCAGTTCCGTTTAAAATCATATTTGAAGAAACATCCACACCTCTACTTCCACTTTCTAATTGGAATAATATTGCGGCAATACCACTAATATTTGCTTTACCTGCAATTGTTGTAGCTTGAATTGCACCTGCACCTGTTGGTGCTGCTATTACAACATTTGGTTGAGATGTATATCCACTACCAGGAGTTAAAATTACAATTTCATTAATTGAACCATTTGCATTAACAGTTGCTTCTGCAGTTGCTTGAACACTTGCTCCTCCGCCACTAATAGTCACACTTGCAACTGAACCCGTATAACCTGCTCCGTCTTGGTCAATAACGGCACCAACTACTGTGGATGTCAATGTTTGTAACGATGAGCCCGAATTATATGTTTGAGGGAAATATGTTTTAGATACTAATCCTTCTTTACCAAAATCTATTACTGAATTTGAAATATTTGCAAAACCACCATTCGCTACTTTGAAACCATAAGTACAGAATGTAGTAAAGCAAGATACAAATTGTGCATATCCTTTATTGATTACCAAGTGACCAGGTCCACCCTGATTAACTTGAGTAAATGCATCTGCTACAAACGATTCTAATGGTGATGAACCACTTACTAAGTTACCATCGATTCTAATACCACCACCAGCTCCTTGTTCATCTATTATACCTGAACCAATTACTGCATTAGATGCATTTCGTACATCATTTATGTTATATGGAAGTGGTGCGTAATTTGGGCTAGCTGGATTTAAAGATAAAGCTATACCATCCGTTGTTATAGGTCCTGTTATTGATGAACAATTCTGAATATATGGTGATGTTCCAATAAGTGGTCTTTTTGATGTTGGTGCTTGAATTGATATATGTGGTTTTTCACCTGCAACATATCCACTACCATTACTTACCATATTAATTGAAAGATTGCCTCCACTTACAGTTGCCGTTGCAGTTGCAACACTTCCGTTTGCATCAGGTCCTTCTATAATTACATTAACACTCTCACCATCAACATATCCACTTTCGGTATGTACCATTGTCAATCCACTTACACCGCCACCACTTATTGTACCAGTTGCAGTAGAACATGGGAATGAAAATGCGAATGCAGGATATTTTAAATCTAAAAATCTCAAACCATAAAAATAGTTTGAATCGTGTACATGAAAGAAATCTTTTGTTGGATTTGATGGAGTTAATCTTACCGTTCTTAATGTATCACCAACAATTGCAACTCCGGGTGGAACTGCTATTGGATTGTTTTCGGTATAATTACCACTACCTACAAAAATTGTAGTTCTTTGTATATTTGATGCAATTGCTGAACCTAAAGATTGAACTGCTGCTTTAATTGTTTTATATGGATTATGTTCAGTACCATGTGGAACACTACCTGTTGTATCAGTTCCTTCAGGAGAAACATATAATCTTTTAGAACCAGACATTGCTGCTTCTAATAAATCCATTCTACCTTCGTGATTAGAACCAGTCGATTCTGCTTTATCTAATCTTAAATTTACTGAACCAGTATAATTTGCTAAAGTTATATTTTTTGTATCAACACTCCCAGTATATAAATCAAATGAAATACCAGATGATGATAAAATACCACTTCCTGGTACTAATATACTATCTATTGATGCAGAAACTGCATATAAATTTTTCCATTTTTTATCTGAAGCACCTAAATCAAATGCGTTGTTATTATTTGGTATAATTGATGAACTTAAATCTGCAACAATTACTATATTATCAGTAGTAGCATCATCACCTAATGTAATTAACCCACCACCAAATGAAATATTACCTGCTACAGTAGCGTTTCCAGTTAAATTTAAACTCGATGCAGAGATATTACCAACTAAATTTATGTTACCATTTACAGGTGCATTTAGTGGTAATAGTGTGTATTCAATTACACTAGCAGATGAACTTGAACCACTACCAAATTGAATAGAACCAACCCCATTATTTAAATATAATTCACCCTCCGATAAATCAATCGAACCGGAGCCTCTTCGTAATTGTAATATTGCAGCCATTAATTAAGATTTCCTATTTTATTTCCTATAAATATAGACATTTAATAAAATGTAAGTGAGATATAATAATTATACCACCTATATAAGTATTGAAAAACAAAAAGATAAAAAAAATCCCCCACTATTGTGAGGGATTTTGATTTTTTATTTATTCCTTATTAGAAAGTTCCACCATCTAATTCGTTTGATGCAACGAATGATGAACCATTCCATTGAATCAAATCACCAGCGTTTGATGGAGTTACTGAAATTAACTTCTTAGAACCATTCGATACTACGAATGAGTTAGCAGTTAATCCACTAATTATCAAATCAGTTCCGATAGTTACTTTAACAGCATCATCAGAAATTTGAGAATTTACAAATAATCCACCGGCTCCTATTACTTGAACTGAACCTGATGTTGGAGTTGCGTTGAATCTAGCAACTTCTTTTTCAGAACCTGCTGCTCCAGCTTTCCAGTAATCATTTGTAGTATCCCATAATAGAGAACCTGAAGTAGTCGAACCACCTGTTACGTCTCTTACTAATAATCCACCATTTGCTGCTCCACTTCCGTTCAATTCGATGATATTATCACCAATTTGTACCGTTGTAGAATCAACTGTTGTAGTTGTACCTTGAACAAATAGATTACCAGCAATTGTTACTGAATCTGCAGATGAATTACCTAAGAAAACATTACCATTTGCAGTTAATGAACCGGAAATCGTTACGTCATCAGGTAACCCAATAGTTACTGTCCCACCTGAACCTAAAGTAATCGAACCACCTGTGATTTCAATTTCATTAGCTGTTCCTTGAACTGTCAATGAAGTATTACCTTCTACTGCAGTACCAGATGTTGAACCATAATCCACTTTTAATGAATTATCAACTCCATCTAAAGAAAGACCAGTTCCTGCAACATCAGCGTTTAAAGTTGCGGCGTTTACACCACCTGCTTTAATTGCAACGTTACCAGAAGTTACACCGAAATTAGTAGCATCAAATGAAGCAACACCCTTTGCAGATGTACTAGCATTATCAGCTGTAATTGTGATTGTATTATCGGTTACTGCTGCAGATATTGAATTTGAACCTGTTACTAATAAAGCTTCAGTTTTCAAATTAAGTGTATCGTTACCAGTAGAACCACTAAATGCCAATGTAGATGCAATACCTGTCAATTGAGAACCATCACCTTTGAATGAACCACTAAATGAACCACTTGCAGATACACTTGTTAATGTTGCAAGATTGATTGTAGTTGAATCCAATTGTGAAGAACCAGAAATTACACCATTTGTTGCCTTTATTCCTCCGTAAATATTAACACCATATATGTCTTTATATCTTTTAGTATCAGAACCCAAATCAAATGAGTTATCATTATTTGGTATAATTGATGAACTTAAATCTGCGTTTACTACTAAATTATCAGTTGGATTATCACCTATTGTGATTGTACCACCTAATACTAAGTTACCATCTATATTTGCATTTCCTGTAATATTTAGAGTTGAACCTGAGATTACTCCAAAACTTACATTTTGACCTGCTAACGATGCTACTGTTTGTGTAGAACCAGAAATCACACCCGTTGGTAATAATGCAGTTACTTGTGTACTTCCACTAACAATACCAGCTGGGATTGAAGAGATATCTGCGTATGCAATTTGTGATGAACCCGATACTGTTCCTGCCGGTAATAATCCTAAAAGTGAACCAGAAACTACCGCATCAGCATTTAATTTATCTTTAACATTTTCATCAAAATTAGTAATTGAATTTGCGTTTACTTGAGATGAACCACTAATTACTGTCTCAGCATCTAATTTAGTTTTAACTCTTGCATCAGTATAGTAAAGATATCCCGAATCTTCTCCTACCATTGAAGTATTGAAAGAACCAGAATTTGTATTTACTAAATTAATTTGAGATGAACCACTTACTAATCCTGCTGGTTTTCCAACTATATTTGCAAAAGTTGGAGCCCCTGCTGCTACTGATGAACTTATTGCTGTTGCTACTGAACTACTATAATCAGTAAATCCAGTTGTAGAAGAAATTGTAATTTGAGATGAACCCGAAACTACTGAATCGCCACCTACTAAAAGAATTTTAATTTCAGAATCTTTAACTCCAGCCTTCCAGTAATCATTTGTAGTATCCCACAATAGAGAACCAGTTGCAGTGTTTGGTGCGGTTGCATCTTTTACATATAAACCACCATTTGCTGCTGCCGAACCATTTAATTCGATAATATTATCACCGATTTGAACCGTTGTAGAATCTACAATAGTTTGTGTTCCTGCTACTGTAAAGTTACCAGGAATAGTTACATTACCACTAAATGTTACATTTGCACCACTTGCAGTAAATGCTGCTCTTAATGATGAAGTGTAATTTTGAATATTATCTAATGAAGATGAAGCCGATGCACTGAATGTATTTAATGCACCTAATATACCAACTATTTGAGATGAGCCTGAAACTACTGTCTCAGCATTTAATTTATCTTTAACATTTTCATCAAAGTTAGTAATTGAATCCGCATTTACTTGAGATGAACCAGAAACAGTCCCCGTTGGTAATAATGGAACGATACCTGCTGAACCTGAGATTACTCCATCAGCGTTTAATTTATCTTTAACGTTTGTATCAAAATTAGTAATTGAATCTGCATTTACTTGTGCAGAACTACTTACTATACCACTCGGTATAGAAGAAATATCTGCGTATGTAATTTGTGAAGAACCAGAAACTATACCATTTGTAGCGTTAATTGCTCCGTATAGGTTAGTTGCATAAACATTAGCGAATAATTTACTAGCAGAACCTAAACTACGAACATTAGACCCAGAAGGTATAATATCTGATGCTAAATCTGCTGTGAATGATACTGTATCAGTTGTAGCATCACCAATTGTGATATTACCACCAATTACTACGTTACCATCAATTTTAGCGTTTCCTGTGATATTCAAAGATGAACCTGAAATACCAGCAAGATTTAAGTCTGAACCTGATAAGTTTGCAACTATTTGAGATGAACCACTTACAATACCTGCTGGTTTAGATGCAATATTATCCCAAGTCGTTTGAGTAATCGAACCACTAATTACATATCTTAAATCGTATGAAGATGTTAATTGAGATGAACCACTTAATGTACCTGTTGGTAATAATGGAGTTACTTGAGAACTACCACTAACAATACCTGCTGGGATTGCTGTTATATGTTCGTATGTAATTTGATTTGAACCACTAACCGTACCGAATGGTAATAATGAAAGTACTTGTGTAGAACCGGAAACAATTCCTGTTCCACCAGTATTTGCTGTTGTTTTTACTTCAACATTACCACCCTTATTAAGTATATATAGTTTATTATCGTCTGTATCGTAGAATGGTATACCATCGATAGAAGTATCGTAAGAACCTCCAGTTAAATTTGGAACGGTTGTACCTTGTAAAATTTTATTTGCGGGGGTTACTGTTGAACCGTCAACGCCTACAAATAAGATAGACCCACCATTAGTTGCTGTGATTCCCGCCGAACCCGTTACTACTAATAATTCACCTGCCCTCTTTGTAGCACTAGAAACTGATTCTAACGAACCCCTCCTATGTTTAATTATTTGTGCCATTTATTTTTTCCTTTTTTAGTTTTTTTTGTTAATCGAAACCTTAATTATTTTTTAAAGGACATGTGCCTAATGAATTTAACACTATATAGTGTTATTTAAGTATAAGTATAAAGATATTTTAGATTTATTAAATTGGACCGGCATCAATCGTAAAAGAACCTGAAGAAATTATATATTCTACTCCACTTTGAAAATGTAAAGAGCCAGTATTCAACGAAAATGAAATTGTACTACCTGATAATGAACCGGTTAATCCATTAGATGCTTCGTATGTATTACCACCACCAAAAGTATAAGTGTCCCAAGAAATTGAATCACTATATGTAGTTACAAAATCAGCATAGGTAATTGTTGCTTTATATAAAGTATCGGTATTTGCTACATATACTATTTGACCATTTGTAAAGTTATTTACCGGTGAGGTAGATAACGCACTATACGTTGCAAATACTCTAAACGTACCTTTTAAATCAGTTAGGGTATCTATTAATTTTCTACCAACATATTGATAAGCAGAAACATAAACATACTGAGTAGTAGTTGGTGCTAATGCAGTAGTAGCAAATTGTAAAACACCCGTCTTATAATCAAAGGTATAATTATTTACCGAAACTTGGTCTCCTGCTGCAACTCCTACCGATGAGGTAGCAGATGATACGAATACCTTTGCACCATAACCCGGTGTTGTATCTTCTGCGTTAGCATTTGCTAATGATACTGCACCATATTTTGGAGATATAAAATTTGTTTGTTGATTACCATCAATCAACTGACCACCAATACCCGCTAAAGATGCAGTTGCATTGGATAATAAAAACCAAACCTCACTTTTAGAACCAGTTGCTAAATCCGAACGAGTTAAACCTGCTCTATAATAGTATTTCATTACACTCTGTCCATTGACTGAGTATACCGAACCACTTTGTGCACTTCCACTATATGGTAATCCACTTGAAGGTATCAATGCATGGTCTACATAAACTTCTCCTGCGTTAATATCCAATGTAGAAGTGAATGCCTCTTGAGAGTCAGTAAAACTGTCATGAGTGTATCTTCTACTTTGAAGTAACCTGTTCGATTTGGATAATTTATCTATTGCCATTTTATATCTTTGCTATTCTTTAATTATTAAGCTATTGTTATTGATGCTATTGGTGTTGGGTCTCCTTTGTAACGTACTATTACATAAATATTCGTATATGTTGCATTTAAGAACATACCATCACCATTTCTTAAAGGAATTGTATAAGTTGTTGACGATACACTACCTCCAGTATTACCATATAAATCTATACTACTACCGAATGGATTTTGACCATCAGTATTTGCAGAGATTGTTGATACAAAGTTAGATAGAGTTTTTGTTGGGTCATATACTCTTGCTGGAGAATATATTGTATTCTTAGATGATTCAAATAGAATAACTGCTGCTGCAGAGTTATTAGTTGTTGCATCCCATGCCACTAATGTTTGTCCTAAATTTAAAGTCATAGAGGTTTTTACACCTGATGTTGTAAACTTACGAATATAATATTTGTAATCACTTGCAGTTGATGGATTTCCTAACCAATAAGCATAAGTACCACCCGGTTTAACCAAATGTCCTGGTTTAACTTGTAGGTCATTTGCTCCTAAATTATATAATCCAAATGAAGTTGTCCACGCAGTTCCATTAAATGCCAAAACGTTATCTGCTAATTGAATACGATAGTTTTCACCTAAGAATGGTTCGTATAAAGTAGTTGCCGATGCATCAGATGCTTGTGAAGCACCATAATACGCCATTGAACCACTACTTACAGGTTGCCCAAAGGTACTACCGGAATGATATAGTATCGTTGCAGTAGTCGATGTTTGTGTTCCTGCAAAGTTATATCCACTAATAGTTGCATTAAATGAAGTTGTACCTAATCCGGTTTGGTTGATATTCTCATTTGTTGATGGTGTAAATGTAAATTTAGAATTTAATCTAATGGTATCAGTTTCATATGGTATAGTTGAAGTACTTCTTAATGTATTATCAATACCATAAACCGCGTTTGCAGTTGATATTGTACCACCAGAAGTAGCAACTGTTGATGTACCGGTTGAGGTTACTAATGAATCCGCTTCAGTTATTGCTGCGATAGTTCCATTGTAAAATAATGGATTAAATGTACCTGAAACTGATGCACTAATTTCATAAGTTGCACCTGTTAAATATGGTGCACCACTTAATGAACGAGATGTTGCAGTTAATGGTACATAAGTACTAACAACTAATGTTGGTGTTTGTGTAGGAACGTTTGTTGAGATTGTACTCAATGGTGCCCAAAATACTTCCGTACCATTTGCTGCTATTGCAGTTGAATACCCACTACTACCACTTGCTATTTGAATAGAAGATGATATATGATAATATCCACTTGCACTTACTGCCGTTGCAGAACCACTATAAAGAGATTGACCTAACGTAGATACAAATTTTCCATCCTGATATCCAGCAGGTATTACCGCTGAATTTGCAGTTGGAATTAAAGCTAATGTTACACCACTTGTTGTTCCTGCACCAGTTTGTGTTATAGTTACAACCGAAGATGAGGTTGCCGTATCAGTTTTTGCACTATTATCTTTAAATCTAAATGTAAATGAACCGCTTACTTTAAAGTTTGTTGCTGCTCCACTACTTAAATTACCCAATCCAAATAATTGTGAATCTAATGATGAGGTTGCAGTGGTTGTACCCCCTGCTACCGATGTGTAATTGTATCCGTAATTTGCTGTATAAATTGGAGTAATACCACTAAAAATAGTAGAACCGGCAGTTGCAAATCCTTTACCATTTAAGTAAATAATTGTTGTATTGGTAGAAGTTTGTGGAATACGACCTGTTAATGCAGTTCCCGTTGTTGTATTTTGTGCCGTTGCCGTTACCGAATTCAATGTTCTTGTATTTGGTGATGCATCAGGTGCTGATGCTGATAATAATCCTGCTACGAAACGAAGTATTTCAGATACATTTGTTTCAGATGTAAAGTTATTAAAATAAGAACCATTCAAACTACTTTGCCATGCGTTTGAAGTTGGAATACCAACCGTTACGTTATCTGGATTAATTGTTCCGCTTACATTTAACGAACCACTTATAACTTGCGTACCAATAAAAGTATTTGAGCCAGTAGTTGCTAATGAACTCGTATCTAATGTTTGAGAAGATGAAATAAATCCTAAAGCAGTTAATTGTGATGAACCACTTATAATTCCATCAGGTTTACTTGCTATATTATCCCAAGTTGTTTGAGTAATACTTCCACTTAAAACATATTTGGTATCCAAAGATGATGTTATTTGGTCAGAACTACTTACAATACCACTTGGAAGATTACTTAAATCAGTAAATGAAATTTGAGATGAACCAGATACTACTCCATCACTTCCAGCCAATAATATATTTTCTTCACTATTTTTAGGGCCTGCTATCCATCTATCATTTTGTGCATCCCATAATAAAGAACCAGAAATAGTTGAAGCCCCGTTTGAATCTTTAACTACCAATCCCCCATATGAAGCATTTGAACCATTTAATTCAATTATATTATCTCCTAATTGAATTGTAGTTGAGTTAATGGTAGTGGTTGTTCCCTTAACTGTTAAGTTACCATTAATTGTTACATTCGTACCACTTGCAGTAATTGCTGCAGCAAGTGATTGTGTAAACGAATTAAATGAACTTGATAAAAGGAATCCTGCCTTTTGAATTTGTGCAGAACCACTAATTGTACCAGAAGGAACACCTGAGGATGCTAATGAATCTACATCTTGTCTAAGTCCTACAATTGATGCGGACATTAGAGATGATGATATCGTTAATTCAGCTACTGATTGACTTGTAGCGTAACTTCCACTTACAAATCCTAATGCAGTTATTTGTGCTGATGAACTTATTAAATCTGAGGGTAGTATTACGTTTTGAACACTACCACTTAGGGTATATCTTGTATCATATGATGATGTAAGTTGGGATGACCCACTAATTACACCACTTCCACCTAATATTTGTGAACTACCACTAACTAATCCTTGTGGTAATTGTTGTGATGAACTTATAATACCTGCAGGAGTGTTTGAAAGACCTGTGTAAGATATTTGAGATGAACCACTAACTACATTTGAAGGTAGGGGTTGAACACTACCGCTTAGAGTATATCTTGTATCAAATGAACCTGTTAATTGAGATGACCCACTAATTGTTCCAGCAGGAGTTGTACCACTTACAACACTACCACTTAGAGTATAACGTGTATCAAACGAACTTGTTAATTGTGATGAACCACTAATAGTACCACTTGGTACTGAATCTGATGAACTTACAAATCCTAATGCAGTTATTTGTGCAGAAGAACTAATTGTTCCAGTAGGTACTGAAGCAGATGAACTAACAAATCCTAATGCAGTTATTTGTGAACTACCACTTATAATACCATTGGGTACGTTTATAAGTTGAGTATAATCACTTGTACCACCTCCACCTCCACCGACTACATATCCTAACGCACTGATTTGTGCAGATGAACTAATAATTCCTCTACCCTTTGTTTCGTAAGATGAGGTTGTTTGAGTTAAGTTTGAAAGTTGTGAATTAACCGATGCAGTATAAGTAGCAAGGGTTAAATCCTTAGTATTTTGTGAACCACTAAAAGTATTTAAATCCGTTAAGATACCAACGATTTGAGATGAACCACTAACTAATGTTGGAGCGTTAACAATACTACCAAAATTGATATTAGTTAAACCACTACCATTACCCGTAAAGGTATTAGCAGTTACATTACCAGATGCGGTTATATCCGTAGCAATTAAAGACCCACTTACTGTGAATACTCCTTCAATTACTGAAGCGGTTACAACCCCCTGTATTTGTTTACTTTTAATAAGTGTAGCCATAATTCTTAAATATCCACTATTTTTCCTTTAACCAAAAATTCACTTATAATAATATCTGCTGGACTAAAAGTTATTGATTGATTAAATGTTATTATTATATTATTACCACTTGTTGTAACATCATATGCATTTGGGGCTTTTAACAAACCTTGCAAATATACATCCATATAATCTTTATTATTATCTATTTTTATTTCTTCAAATTCAAATTTTTTATTACCCAAAGTCAACGTAAATAACGCACCATTTAATTGCATGGTATCAAACCCAGCCCTTAAACTATATGATGTTTTTAAAGTATCTTCGAACACTTCATGTACCAATGCCTTTATACGACTTCTATCATTAAAGGGAACTTTTTTTATTTTTGGTGCTACTTTCATAGTATTTCAAAATCTCCCTTCATTACTATATTATCGTTTGTCGTAATATTGTATGCGTTTATAAAATTTTCTTTTTTAAATTTAACTAAAATATCAGCATTATACCCTTCCATCACATAATCTTTTTCAGATATGTATTGCCCGTTAATAAATATATCAAAACGTGCGTGTTCGCGACGTAAAGGTCTAAGAAATGATTCTAAATCTTTAAGTTTAGTATTTGTTGCAACCCATATCCAATACAATGGGTGATTCATATCCTTTGGGGTCAAAGTAAACTCATCTTGTTCTTCAATTTGTTTCAATATTTTATTTAAATCATATATCATAATTCAATAAATTTTCCGGTTACTGCTATTTCATCAGTAGTTTCTATTGGGTATCCTAATTCATTCGCATTTGGGGTTTCTATAATTTCTGCACCATTAAAAACAAATTGAATTTCATTTGTTGTAGAATTATATGAATAACTATACTTTATAAATGGTATCAATACTCCATTTATATAAACGTTAAACCATTCTCCTCCCGTAACATAGGTATTCCTTAATTCTGGCGGGCATATAGGTAGTTTTACGTTAGTTAACTTAATAGTAGATGAGTTTACAAAGACTGGTGCTAGGGTACTTCCTAATATCCCACCTTGTGCTCCTCTAATAGTAATAAAATCAATTAGGTCTGAATACTCATTATACATTTGTTGTTTTGTATAATTTATATTACCACCAGATAAATCGGTCTCTATTCCCCACACTACTTTTTTAGGAGACAATGATTTTTTAGTAGTTGGTTCATTATCAAATTTTTCGGGTAATAAATACGCATTGACTGTCATTGTAAATGTAGTTCTTACAATTCTTTGTGCACCATCACCTACTTCCTGTTGATTCTCAAATGAATCTATTTTTGTACGAAATTTAAAACCAGATTGGTCTCCCCAATATTCATCCGTTGCATATTGAAATGCTTCAACGATTTTATTCATATGTTCAGTAAAATCTGTCCATATAATAACATCATAGGTTACACTAACATAATCCGGCATTGTTATATTGTATTGTTCAACTGGTCTTTTAGTATCCGTCATCAGGCTAAACTTATCATACTTATGTTTTTTAGAATACATAGATATGGTAGGGTATGATACGTGACGATTCATTGTATTAGCCAATGCTTCATCTCTAGCAATTGAATTTCTTTTAAATACAACTATCGGTGTTTGAATTTGACCATTTTTATCTCTTAAAAATCCATCTCTTCTTATAGCTTTCCATCTTTCTGGATTACCATATATTACCGGTACTTTTATCGATTCCCCTAAAATTTCTAAACTAGGAACGACAGTATCTACCATATGTTCAGCAATTGCTAAATCAACATCATATAACTTTACTCCTTTAAACTGATTTTTAGGTTCAGTTTTAAGTTGTTCTGCTCTATTTAGTGGTTTTTTTAGTGGGTCTACTGCCATTAGTATGTTCTCTCCTCAATTTGAACTTGTGAACGTTTTACCATCATACCAGTAGCAACAAGTTGCATACTTGCATCTGAGAATGTGTTTGTAGATTGGTCATATATTTTTGATGAACCACCTATTAACATAGTATCCATAACATTATTTATTTCATAGTAAAATTCATCAAACAAAATAATGTCTCCAATTTCAGGATATCCATATTGTGTATTTTGTATTGCATCTGCAGGGATTTCGTTACCATTGATATCTCGTATCTTTGGTATCTCATGAGTTCTCAATCTTTCTTTATTAAAACGGAATTCTACATTTTGTTGTGTATCCGGTCCAAATTCATCATAATTTGAAGTAGTGTTCTCCCTATCAACAATACACATTAAATTAGCAGGTGCATGGTATATTTTACCCAATGATTCACCATATAAATTAGTTTTTGATTCACCAACTGATATTTTGAATAAAGTAATAGTCGTTTCCACTACATAATCTACCACTTCTTCAGCGATAGTTTTTATGAATTCCAAATCTCTACTATGAAAAAACTTTGGCATATGTTATTATCCTATGTATATTGCTAATGGAACTGATTTAATTATTTTTTGTTGTTGTTCAACCATATTGGATTCATTTTCCATTCTGGTCTTTTTACTAACCTCTTCTAAGTTTTCTCTCAATTGAGTTACTAATGATTCCTTTTCAGTTTGTGCTTCTGCTCTTAGTGCTGCACCATCTAATGAAACATCCGAACCAGGAATTGGTATAGTAGAATATTTTTCTCTAATTGCACCTAATAATTCTTTAGCAAGTGCAAGTGTGTATTTTCTAATCCATTGTTTACCAACATCATTAATTTTTGAGTAATCTTGAAACTGATATCCAACATTTGAATAATCACTTACAACATTTGGTGTTATTATAGTATTTCCTTCTCTGAAATCCTTTTTAACCATATACTCAAACCATAATCTTTCAGTTGTAGTTGGTATTGGGAATATTTGTATTTTATTATTGACAATATTAAAACTAAATGCGGATTTACGGAATTGGTCATTGAATTCAATCGCTTGAATTCTTAACATATCCTCATACATTGGCATTAGAATAAATTGTGCGGCTGGGGAGAATGAACCAAACCCGAATTCATCGATTAAGTTCAATGTACCTTGTCCAGAAACTGAATAAGGGTCAAAGAAACGAGAGATTGCCGGAGTGGCTTCGTAAAATACTTTAGTTATATCAAGTCTTTCACCACTCTCACTTACATCACCCCATAATTCTTGTAAATCATAACTTTGAGTACCTGCCGATGCAAGGATACTTCCCCTTTTAATATCAATTCTACCACCAACATTTGCTTGAGTACCATAACCTTCGGCAATAGTAATTACATTGTTCAATTCACTTCCTAATACTGATTTATTGGTGAAATTTGAACTTGTGGGTTGACCTTCAAGGGCACCCATATTGTTTCGTATGTTAAATTGATTGACTTGTGCAGAATATTCACTCACTGCCTCTTCAAACACCGCAAAGAAACTACTTGATATCAATTCTACATCTACAATTGGATAACCCAACCTCTGTGCACACCACGATGCAACTTTAGGTGCATCTTGTTGAAATCTTGAATCATTATCATATAATCCGAATGGGGTAGATGAACCAGTAACGAAAGTTGCCGTACCTGTCCATACTCTTGATTGCGACATATTTATTCTCCTTAATACATTTATTCTTATATAAATATAAAATAACAAAAAAGGGAGTGAATAAATCCACTCCCTTTCAAATCTTATGTTTTATATCTATTATCCTAAGTTAATTAGTTTATATTTTGTTGAGTATAATAGTTTAGCAATATTATCTAATTCATTCTGAATCCAACTTACCTTTAATTTATCTTGCTGTCTTTCATTTTCTAAAAATTTAATAAGTTTATCAAAATAAGCAATTATGTTTTCTTTTGATGAATCAGTATCTATTCCGTTTACTTGTTTGTAAGTTATCAAACCATATTTACCTTGATATGCTTCAATTAAACCATCTAATAGAGGTATAAGTTCTGTATAATAGGTTTGTAATGCTAAATGTAACGCAAGTGAACCCGGTCCATTAACTCCTGTGTGGAATTGATGTGCTTGTGTTCTACTATGAAAAAAAATTGAAGCTAATTGTTCCATATAATATTGGTATTTCTTATAAATATACTAAAAAAAATATTTAAATTAGATTATTATATTTTAAAAGTTATTTTTTGTTTTGAAAATGAATAACGTACACATTCTGTTTTAGTATCTGGTAATTCGGATTCCCATATTTGTGCTATTCCTAACATAGCAGTATCATAATATTCTGGCAGATGGTCTTTTACAAAATCATGATGACACATTATAGTAGGATGGCCATCTGATTCATATGGAACTGGAGTATCTTTAAATCCATATGATTGTGGGGTGTATTTACTAGAATATGTTTGTAAACTTTCCTCCATATATACATCTTTTTTATAATCATTAATAAGTAGGGTTACATTGTCATCAGTTTTTAATGTATTACCGGTATCAGTTTGTAATAAATCAAATGCTTGAAGAATTTTATACTCACATCCAATACTATCTAATAGAGCCTTCATAGTTTTAACCATAAACCAAGTGTTATATATTGAATGTTCATCATTCCACACTTCTCTTACAAATTTTTCACCAAATATATGTTCTGAGTTATAAATGTTCCCATTTAAATTGAATGCTTTGTATTGTGGGTTGTATATATCAATTCTATTAAAACTACTTAACATTATTAACACCACATCATTTTTAGTTATAGTTGTTTTTAAATGCATTTCATATAATTTTTCAGCAGCATAGTAATTACCTGCCCCTGCTTGTGCACAATTATAATGTTGGTCGAAACCGGTTGCAATTATATTAGCCCAACTTGGCCAAAAGTATTTGGTATAACTACAACCGAATGTATATAATCTCCTTTCTGTCATTATTATAAATATTAGACACAAAAAAAGGGAGAATATCTCCCTTTAACAAATGAACAAACAAACAAAAGCAATATCTTAATATTCAATCATTGAGACCGGTACGTTGTATGAAGCAAATCCACCTTTTACTCTCAAATTGGCTTTAGTTCGGTTGATTTTAACAACCTCTAACTCTCTACCCATTAATTTCGGGTGATTTACTTTAACCGTCATACCTACTTGCAATGACAATTTCTTTTCTAACGATTCTATGGTACGTTTTTGTTTAATCAGTTCAATAACCATTTGGTTAACATTACGCAATTCTGCTACTGATAATTTTGATAATTCTGAATAATTCATGTCTTTTATGTTTTAAATTTTAATTAATCTATTTCACCGAATACTCTAATCCATTCCTCATTGGTAATTCCTGTCATAAGAAACTCCCTTTCGTCCATTGTTAAGTTTGGAACGATGTTTTGTATCAATTCTTTTGAGTTATAACGATTCTCTACTCTTAGTAACTCATCTTCGGTAATATTGATATTCAATGTATGTTCAATACCGGTTAAACTGCTGATTTTTGTAATATTCATATTTTTATATTTTAAGGGTTACCAACACAACATATCTCCTGCCTTATCCCAACTTCTAGCACCACTTTCGGTTGCTTTGTGAAGTGTATTGTAATCCACATCTAAGTTGGAATTACCGAACTGGCGTTTAAGTTCTGATTTAAACTCTTTAAGGTTTCTAGCCCAAACATCGTTGAACCCACCACTTACCCAATTGAATTGGTATCGGTACTCACCTTTTGAATTCTTTAACAATCTTTCATACTTTGCTCTGTGTTTCATAATTTTATATTTTATATTTTATATTTTATAGTTTATTATCTCTCAATCTTATAAAGCTAATCTACAACTTTTTTTTCACATTTCCTAATATTTTAGGACTTATTTTTATAAATAAGTTGGGCCATAATGAGACCATTTAGCTGTTCCATCAAATATGTTTCCTCTACTATGTTTAGCCGGGGCTCTCCAACTGGCAGGTTTCATTAAATCACCTTTTTTAACCGGAACTCCCATATGGTAACCATCAATCATTGAAACGAACGCCCATACGTGGTTACTATCCATAATTTTCATAAACTTAGAACCCTTTTTAACCTTTAACGGGGTATAATCACTATAATACTCACCTGATTCGTGTCTTTTTTTACGTTCTGCATCAACCTTTCCTAACCAAATTTCAAATTGCGTTTTCATATATCTTATATTTTATTTTAACCATAAATTGTAAACATAATCATACTTTACGTTCAAAGTATCTGCAAGTTTCTCAAACAATCTCTCTCTGATTACACTATCGGTAACACCTATGTATCGGTAAACATCCTCACCAACAATCAGTTTATTTAATAGACCGGGAAACGTTGGGGTTTCATTCAATTCTAATCCCAAATCATCGGTTGGGAAGTTCTCTACATAATACTCTTTAATTGTGCTCATATCTTTTATATTTTATTTGTTTATCTCCTAATCTTATAAAGCTAAACTACACATTATTTATCACATTTCCAAATTATTTCCCATTTATTTTCACTTTTTTTGTAAAATTTTTCATTGATTATCAACGAGTTATAAGGGGTTGAATATCAATGAGTTATGGGCATAAAAAAAGGGAGAATATTTCTATTCCCCCTTCTTTATTATCGAATCGTTAGTTTGATTCAGTTAAGACTAGATTGAAGCCAAATCTTTAACATAAATCTTACCATAGAATTCTGGACGGACCATCTTCTTAGCGTAACGAGTCATAACACCACGACGAGGCGTGAAGTTAGATGGGTCGTACACTAATGGAGTCATAATCAATGGTACATATGGAGCATAAACCGCACCAGTCTCAAGGAAGTTACTTCCTTTGAATCCTAATAAGATTTCGTTAGAAGTCATATAAGGGTTCTTGTAAACTGTATAACGAGATGCCAAAGAACCTACTTGAGATACACCAGCTGCGAAAGATGTAGCATCTTTATCCGCGTTAACTGAGAAACCAGGAATTGATTCTAAGATAGTACAAACATCTGGAGATGCAACGATGAAGTTAGCACCACCACGAAGAGTTAATTGATGAATCTTGTTAGAAACTTTGTTCAATTTAACACCTAATGTTTGGAACCATGTATTTTTTTGGTATGCCAATGCATTAGTACCAGCAGTCCAACTACCATCTTGAGAGTTAAACTCTTCACCGATTGTTGCTGACCAATATTCAGTTGTCAACGCGTTAGACTTTAACATATCTAAGATTTCTAAGTCAATCTCTAAAGAGATATATTCAGATAACATAGAAGTTAATTCAGCTTCAGCATCGATTGAATGGTATGCATTCAAATCTTGTGCCAATTCTGGTGTCCACACTGCTTTCAACTTACGAGTCTTAGCAACGATTGCCTCAGAACGTAATTCTAAGTCAACTTCAGGAATACCTAAATCAGTTGCTGGTTCAGTTGGGTTACCATCTTCGAAATCACCACGTGTGTTTGAAGTTGGAGCCAATGAATACTGAACTTCTAAAGATTTTGCAGCACCTGGTGCTGTTACTTTACCATAGAATACGATATTTGAACCTGAAATTCTTGTTTGTCCAGGATAATATAAATCAGCTGCTGCAAAAGCAGGTGATTGAACTGCAAATGAACGTACTGCTTCTGCATCTAAACTTGGTAATTCTGATGTTGCAACAGAGAATCTTTTAAGTGTACCTGCGTCTACTGAAGCAGATAAAGCTGCATCGTATCCAACTTCTTGCCAGTTTGCAGAACCAGTTGTTACAGCAGATGCTGCAATTGATTCACTAACATTGTTAACTGTGTATCCGTAACGTCCTTCACCATAAAGACCGTTTACAGCTGATTTAGTTCTACCATAATCAGAACTAAAGTTTGAAGTACCATTACCACCGAAAAGTGATTTACCAGCACCACCAGCACTGAATGCAGGGTTACCATTTACACTTGTTCCGTATTTGAAATCTAGATAGAATATAAGACCTGAAGGTAAGTTCATTGGTTGAACTGAAACGAATTCTTTCGCTGCAATTTCACCAAAGATTCTTCTTACTAATGGTAAAGCTACACCAGACCATTCTTCAGAACCTGCTGAAGTACCAGTTGCGGTAGCTTCATCCAATAATTGTTTCGCTTGGTTCTCTAATAGAACTGCGATTTGAGATTGCTCTCTTTCTTTTAAACCTTCTAAAAGACCAGTTGCTTCCCATTTGCTTTTCAATTGACGTGTTTCAGCCAACATTACCGCTTGTGGGTTCTTGCCTTCCATAAGTTTAGATAAATTAAAATTTGCCATTTTATTTTTTCTCCTTTGGGGTTGTTTTTTTTGTTTATTTAATATTTGCTAATTTCTTGAAACGTTCTGCCATAGAATTGCTTTCTGCTATAATTGTTTTTGGAGCAGTTGAAGCAACTTTTTTCGATGCGAATGATTCATTCATTTTAGTTTGTTGTTTTACCTTCTTAGCAGTTCCACCAATTTTCATTGATTCAGCTAATGTAGAGAAAACTAATTTTACTTCTCTAACGTTTTGAGTTCTATCCAAAGTTTCAACAACTTTGTGTTTTTGCTCATTAGTTAAATCGTAAGAACGGAATAATTTGTTAGTATACAATAATTTTGCATTTAACAAGTTTACTTCGTTGATTGTAGATTTCAAAGATTTGATAACTTTGTATGCTTCTTCTAAATCAGCTTGTAATTCAGCTTTTTCTTCATCAGCACCTTCTTTCATTTCCTCTTCTTCACCTTCCATTTTTTCGTCATCACCATAACCCATTTCACGTAAGATTTCGTCTAAGTCGATTTCTTCGTCTTCTTCGGATACTGGTTCTGCTTTTTCGTCACCTTCTGCAACAGCTTCTGGTTTTTCTTCCTCTTCAACATACTCAGGTTTTTCAGATTCGAATTTTGCTTCGCCTTTTTCTTCACCTTCTTCTGTCATTGGGTCGTTTTTACCATCTAACTCTTGTTCTAGTTCTCTGATAATTTCTTCTAAATCGAAATCATCTTCATCCATAGGTTCTGCTTTTTCTTCTTCAGAAATTGCTCCAGTTGGGTCGTCGTTAACACCATCTTCATTAGCATCGTCATCGCCTTCTGCTAATGGCATGTTTTCGTCTTCTTTACCTGGTTCTGCTGTTTCTTTGTCAGTATCACCTAATTCTGTGTGTGCGTCAGTTGAGATACCCTGTGGGTCTTTGTTCTCAACATCGTCAAATTTTGTGCTGTCTGCATCCGATGTGTCATCTGCACCATACTCTTCAGTTACATCTGCTGTCTCTTCTTCTTCACCTTCCATTTCGGCTGTGATTTTCTTAGATAAGATAGATTGTAATCTTGGAGTAAAAGCTTCCTCTAATGCGATTTTAGCATTAGCGATTGCAGTTTCACGTACGGCTTTAGCATCAGCAATTGCATCTTTCAACAATTTTGAATTTGCCATTTGTTTTCTTCCTTTACTTTTTTTTCTGAAAATATTGAGTGATTTTCAATCGAATTGATTAAGTTAGTTGTTCGGTGACCTCACATAAGGGTGGGTATTCATTAACCAACGGGATAAAATTAAACCTACATTAAGTAGGTTATTATAGAAATAAATATATAAATGTTTACGAAACCGCAAAATTTATGTAAAATATTTTTAATCTCTTGAGGTGTCTTTATCTGATTGAGGTGTTTTTTTACTAACTTTCTTTTTCTTTTTAGTAAAAAACCTAATCGTTCTATCACCATCTGCAATCTTACCGAGAGCAACTCTTTTTTGCTCTTCTCTGATTGCCTTTTGTTTTTGTAATCGTCTTTTTGTAGTAGGTTTAACGTATTCCTTTCTTTCTCTTAGTTCTAAGAGGTGTCCAGATTCCATAACCTTTTTTTTGAATTTCTTTAAAGCCTTTGCAATGTCTCCATTACGAACTTCGACTGTAACTCTTGATAATCCGCTCATTAATTGTATTTAAATTGTGTTTGTAACTTATTTGGTAATAAATATGTCTTTTATAGATTATTTGCTTAAAAGGAACAATGCTTCTTCAGCTTCTTGTTGATTTTTAATCTTTGGGTCTTTATACATATCTACTTTATATCCCCTTAACGCATTTGATAAGAATATCATATACTTAGGATGTCCTAATTTTTCTTCTAATGCAGATAATGAATCATAAAACGATTGCTCATTTCCTTTATTCATTTTTTCTGCCATTTTGAATTCATCTTTATGTTTATCAATGTACGATGAAGTTGAATCTTTATATCCATATGCAGCTTCTTTATTTATTTTCTTACCTGCTTCAACTGCATCTTTATATGCTTGAGAATTTTTAGGTGATGATTTCTCACCTCTAGCTTTTTTTGCGTTAATATTAGCCCATAGACCGGGATTTTTTTCGTTTATAGCTTCTTCTAATGGCCATTGTTTTAACCACTTTAACCAATCTTTAGTATGCCAATCGTTTCTTTCCCTTGCACCTACTTTGTAGTATTTTGTAAATACATCTCTTAATTCCTCTTTGTTATTAGCAAAACCAGGTATTTTACCTGCAACGTTTACAAATTCATTTGCACTAGCATAATGTTCCATTGAGTTAGATAACATATCTACTAATGCTAACATTGCTTTATCATTACCTATTGCTTCTCTCAATCCCAAACGTTCTTTCATTTGCTCTTCAGTAATTTCACCAATTTTATAGTAACGAGATAGGATATGACCCATATCTTCGTATAATCCATGTAATCTTTGGTCTAAGTTCTTTGCTTCTATTGCAACTTGGTCAAATGATTTACCTAATTTGGTTAATTCATTCATATTACGTTTAACAGTATGTGCATCAAACCAATCATCTGCTTCGTTTACCGCCAATTCTCTAGCTGCATCGGTAATACCACCCAAAGTTTCTGCAACTTCAGTAATATCTGATTTTCTATCCATCATTTCTTGATACTTGTTGTATGTAGAAACGATTTCTAAGAAATGTTTTTTTACTTCGTTAGAAAATCTTTTTGGTTCTTCACCTTCTTTAACTATCTTTGATAAACGTATCATTTAATATCTCCTATTTTACTAATTTTGCTAATTTTATTGATTCTGATTTAAATGGATTAAATAATCCTCTATTATTTACTTCCTTTTCAGTAGATGGTGCAACTTTTGCATTTTGTTGGTGTTTGTTTTTTATTGGATTATATTTTTCCAATTCATCAACATTAACATTACCATCTGCATCGGTCTTAACCTCACCCGATTTATCATCACCCATTCTTACAATACCAACTGTCTTAGTTCTTTTGTTATAAACTAAATCATCTTTTTTGAATTTACCTTCTTTAACCATTTTAGTTAACGAAATTGTACCTTCATTCTTTTTAACTGGCTCGTATCCCCTGTCAACTTTATCTTTTTTCTTAGCATCAGAGTCTTGTACACCTGGTTCATTTGGTTCATTATCATCAAAATCTATTGTATCCTTTTCAGCAGGAGTTCCCATATGTTTACCATACATAGATGTAGCATGATGTTGATTAAAATCTTGTTCTGCTTCACTATCTTCAGTATTAGAAAGACCTGTATTAAAATGTTTAGGTTCGCCCTCATTAACCATTTTAGTTAACGAAATTCTACCTTCATTCTTCATATATGGTTTATTATCAAATACTGATTGAATTAAATCCGCTTCTTTATGAAATCCATTCATCCTTAATGTAAATGCTATACCATCTGCTGCATCAACTCCATCCCATCCTGATGCTTGTGATACATCCGTACCATAATCATCAATCTCACCAGTTCCGTTCATATAAACCGAACCATCTGCCGAATTCTTACGAATATCAGCCATTTTTTCTTTATACTTAGGGTCTTTGATTGATGGATATTCAGGTCTTTTTGCAAATTCAGGTTTTCCTTCAATTGCTGCAACCAATTCTCTTGCCTCACTATGGAAGTTTGAATCAGTTAGTGCAGAAACTGCTGCTTGTAACATTGCTTCTTTATACTTTTCATTACCCAACTTTTGTGGAGTAATACCATATTGTTCTGCTTTTTTCTTAGCTTCTTTATTTACTTGAGGATTACCTGGTCTTTTCTTTTTAGGTTCTGACGTTGGTTCATCCTTCTTAGGTTCTGCTGCAGGAGTATTAAATATATTTGTGGTTGGAGTAGATGCTTTTTTAGAAGTATCACCTCCTTTATCAGCTACTTTAGAATGAGTTCCTGCTTTAACTGCAGAATCTCTACTATCCTTTGATTTGAACACCGATGTTTTACCGGTCTTCTTATTAGTAGCGGTAAATGTTTCTTCGTTAAGTAAATTATTTAATTTAATCATTAGTTGATGTTCCTATATTTTAAAATCCTATTGAGACCGTTTTATTATCAAATTCTATCCAACGTATTTTTAATGAAATTAATAATTTCAAATCACTAACATCCATTCTCCAATTTTTTTCTGCCATTTCAATATCAGCGATATTACCATGAATACCATCCCAAATTGTAATAACTTTACCATTAAAGAATTTTAGGAATTGTTGTACTTGTTTTTGTTTGTTAGAATCTAATTCTTTTAATTCAATTTCTGATGCTTCTTTAATTACCCTTTTACTTTCAGTTAATACAGTTTTATGTGTATAAAGGTCTAATTTACCATCCTCTTTAATCTTAACCTCATAGTTAGTCTTACGAATATCGTTATGACCACCCTTAAAAGGTGTATCACCAACTTCTTTCTTAATACTACCCATTTCTATTTTGTTATCTCTTAGATAATCTTGTATTGAAAATGCCATATTGTATCCTTTACGCTAATTCAGTAATGATTTCTCTCATAAGGTCTTGTGCCTTACAATACTCACCACAAACTATAGCTTGTTCTTTTAATTGTCTATTTACTGATTCGTTCATCGTAACCGGTGTCATAAATGCACCATGTGTAGACGGGTTAGAAACAAAATCCCAACCAATCAGTTCAAAATCATCAGCCACTTTAACTTTACCTTCGCCAATGTTAACTACCGAACCCATACCACGAGAAGAAATACCCAAAAGGATACCTGCTCTTAATAATTCTTTTAAGATGTTACCTGATGGAGTTGGTAGAATTTCTACTGTCCCACAAAGGTCATCACCTTCCCAATGAATTTCTTTGACGTTATGAGAAACGTTCTTTAAATTGATAATACCAGAATCTGGATGGTCTAACTCCCCTAATGCACGTCTTTCTTTAATAAGAACTTCGTATTTCTTTGCTTCACGCATTAAGATATCTTTAGGGTATATACGACCATTTTGGTTTTCTGCAACCGCTCTTTGAAGAATACCTTTAACTAAAGTTTTACCACTTGAATCTTCATTTAATTTTCCTTCAAATAATGTTGTTTCTATTAATAAATTTTTCATTATGCTCCCCACGTTTTTCTCTTTTTAAAGAGGTCAAAAAATATTGCAGATACTTCTTTACGAATGATATCACGAATAAGTTTTTCATCTTCAGTCGTGATTTCTTCTTTGACGATACCCCATTTTACTTTGGTTATCTCTTCGTTAATAATATCTAACAATCTTTTTCGTGTCATTGTTATTTTTTCTTTACTGATTCATTTGCTTTTTTACCAGCTCTTAAATCTGCTAAATCATCACTACCGATATCACCATCTTTATCAACATCTAATTTCTTTTGACCGCCCACTAATTCTTCATTCTTCTCGCCCTTACCATTCCATGCTGCATCAATTTTATCAAAGAATGCTTTCTTTTCTTCATCTGACATAGATGGAATTGATTTTCCAGCTTTATCTAATGCTTTTTGAAAGAATGCCTGATATTCATTTTCTTCAATCATTACTCCTTTGATGATTTCTTTTAATCGTGTACGTGATATTTTCATTATTTTTCTATCTCCTGTATTGTTTTTGCTATGTTGATTAATCGTTCCTTTATCTTATAAATATGTCCGTGCGTTCTTTTCCAAAATGTATCGGAACTTAATTCATTCATAGTCTTAATTTGATTATACCAACGAAAAAAAGTTTCAACCTCTTTTAATTGATATTTTAATTCTCTCAAACCAGTAGCTAACTTCTTATTAGCATGCATTGATTCATCATTTTTTAATTCTAACCAACGATTTACTGGTCTTTGAATTTTCTTTCCCTCTGATAAACTCTCATCCATATGTTCTAAACCATATTTCATAATAGTTTTATCATCCAACATCTTACCATTAAGAGTAAACATACGTTTACCTTTGTAATAAACTGACCAATTACCTTGTGGGGTTGCATCGACAGTAATATTTTTTAAATCCTTTATACTTCTATCATTAACTTGAATAGCATCTAAGAATTTTTCTGCTTTAGGGTCTAATGCTTCGTTTACTGATTCGTTTGTTGATACAAATAATCTTACTGAAAGAATTACATCGTTACCTATTTTTAAATTACTTACTTTATGTTTTTCTAAATCATAAGCCGGATTGATTGTAGTTGCTTTAGCAATTACACCATCTTTAATAAAGTGTGGTTGTAATCCAGAGTAGTTATCATCTCTAAACATAAAAACATCTTTAGGGGATTCCTTAGATATTTTAATTATTTTCATTAAACCTTGCTTACCGATAAAACACCCACCTTCACACTTACTTCCACCATAAGTTTTACCTTTTTGTAATGATATTTCATTTACTGATTCATCAATATTGTTAATATCATTATTTACTAATGTATAACCGAATTGTGTTGCAGTTTTTTTTCTTTTTTTATCAGAATTTTTACCAGAAAAGGCATGAGGAGTATCGTAGCCATCAACATTACCTGTCACATTGGCTTCATCTAATTCATCTTCGACTTCCTTAATAAGTTCGTCTATAAAAGATTTAATATTTTTTTCTGACATTGGTTATTTCCTTTATTAATTCATATGATATCATCAACGCTGAAACCTGTTCATCCGTAATTTTCTTTCCTATCTTTTGTGTTTTTAAAACATTGATAGTTTCTTTTAATTTAATTTTTGTGATTTTATCATTAACTTCGGAATGTAATTTGTGAAGTTCAGTTACTACTTTTTTTAATTGTGAATCGTAGTATTCACCGAATTTAGATGTATTATTAACATTATTAATAAATTCTCTTAAAAGACCTTTTTGGTCGTCGTTTAAGTTAGTGTATTTACTATTAAATGTTTCAACTAGTATTTTATATGTCAACAATCTCAAATCCTTTTCTTGATTCTTATATGTTTCCATTAATTTATCTTCAATCTTCTTAATAGATGTTTGGGTTGTAGATACGTGTTCTACTAATGTAATCTTAGCATCAAATACATCCTTAACATTAGTTACATCTTGTATCTTTGCTTCAAAAATCTTATGAACCGATGCCAATACTCTATAATTAGAAACAGGCGAGGTAACAAATTCTTCAATATCAAAATTTTCTTTAATAGCCTTTACTAAGTTATACTTTTCTCTTAATAATTTAGTTTCATCTAATTTAGTACGAGTTTCGATAATAGCATCAATAAATTTTTCTGCTTTACTTTCTGAATTATATTTTTCAGTTGTAAGTAAATTGAATAAACGCAATTCCTTTGCTAATTCGGTTTTACCACCAAAAAATTCCTGTACTATTTTTTTAGCCTTTTCAACTGGAGCATTATTTAAAATCTCCAACGTGATTTGACGAGTTAAGAGTTCGAATAAAAACCCAGTATTTTTAAATTTCGAATGTTTAATTTTTTTCATTGTTTTTAAATCCTTATTTTGATAGACTCAAATTTCTATATATAAATATAAAAAATTAGAAGTTAGATTAATTTTCCGTATCATCGATAATATTAGTTTCATCTAACATATCTTTAGTTTCGTGTAAATATTTCTTTTTTGATGAAATCCCATTGATGTAATTCATTGCTTTTGTTTCAGATGTTCTACTTCTCTTTGAAGTTCTCTCATCATCACCTAATGGGTCTCTTCCATAAGGATGCTTGTCTTTACCATAAGTATTACCTTCGCGAGGTCTACCACCTTTATCCTTCAATTCTGTTTTAAGATTTTCCAAACTTTCTTCAACATCAGTTGGTTTTGGAGGGTTTGCAGGGTCATTACCATCATTTTCTATTGAATTGTAACGGAATACATCCTTTAAATCCTCAACCACTTTACCTCTTTGTTCGGTTTGTTCCGTTTCTGATAATTTAAATATATTTTCATATATCCAATCCTTAGATAACATCTTCAATGCAGCCATATCAGTTGCTAAACGGATTTTTTCACTCCATAGGTTTACTTTCTCTTGTTCGTAGATTGTAGATGGGTTAACTAATCCAATTTCAAAGTTAGTCATTTCAGAATCTTGTATACCATTACCATATAAGTGGATAACTGCTATTTTAGATAATTCTGAGGTAACTGTTCTTTGGATTCTTTCGATTGTTCTTGCAAAACGAACATCTTCTGCTGCTAGGGTTGCTTTACCATTTACATTTTCATCATATCCCAAATATGCTTTAGGGATTTTTAATGCAGCAAATAATTTAGCTTTTAGGTAATCAATATCTTCAATCGAAGCGTATTCTAAACCTGCTAAGTTTTCAATAGCAGTTCCACTATCACCACCTCTTACCGGTAGATAAAAATCTTCCGTAAGGTTTTGCATATTATACTTTAAATTGTAATCACCACTTGTCTTATCTAAGAATGGAACTTTTTTCATCTTATTGATAATCTTTTGCATGTAGTTATCAACTTCGGTTGGTGGAATATTACCAATATCAATTTTAAATACTCTTTTTTCAGGTGCTCTCATAATACGATGGATTAACATCGCATCTTCCATCAAACTCAATTGTTTCCATAACCTTCTACCATTCTCAATCATTGATTTACCATAAGGTAACCAGTTGGTATCAGATAATAAACGGAAATGTGCCATTTCAAAGTTATCATACTCTACTTTACCAATTGGGTCTTCTTGTACTTTGAATTTAACAAGTGATATATTTTCAGGGTCGTGTCCTTCTATTCTTTCAGTATTATATTGTGAGTGTGGAGTAACGTTTACTATACCTTTACCTTCAGCAATTTCAAGTCCTAAAAAGAAATCACCATATTTACACATATTACGAACCCACGGCCATAAAGTAAATTCAATATTAAGAATATCATAAAAAAGGTTTTCTAATAATTCTTGAACACGAGGGTTATCTGAACGTATTGTTATAATATCACCAAATTCGTTTTTAAGGGTAGATTCATCAGCGTAAATATCTAATGCAGATGCTATAATTGGGTCTTGGTCCATTGCATCGAAATCTCTAAATACTTCTCTGCGAACTTGAGCGTATGCCATTGATTGTGCACCACCCGCTTGTTCATAAAAAGATTTTTGTATTTTTGTGTATCTATCTTTTAATGAAGATAGGTTTGTTTGTTGTCTTTCATCCGCATCAAAAACTTTTCGTTTTCCACTAGCATCGACAGTAACAATTGCCTTTGTTGAGAAAAGTTTTTTTAACCGATTGAAAAATGTAGTATCTGCCATATTTTATTTTTTATATTAAAATTATATTATTTAATAGTGCATCTTATTATACACTATAAATATGTTGAATTTATTATTTAATCAACCAAGTCAAATCTTCGTCTTGATTACCCACTTTCATTGACCACGGATTATCATCCATTGAGCTACCACCATAGAAGCCAGATTCTTGTACTTGTTGTTGAATTCCACCCAACGATTTGATAGTTAAATCAATTCCTTCCTGTCTTAATCTCAATGCGGTATCTCTCACCCATAGAGCAATCGATAACGCCATTACTAAGTCATCATTGTATCCCCTCATTGCTTCCGCACGATTATTGTTCCATATAAAGGTAAAAAGCTCTTCTATCAACCTATTAGAACGTATGGTGATAGATTTCTCTCTGAAATAATCATCCAACTTTGAAATAATTAGAGGTCTTGTCTTAGATGTAGTTGAGAATCCTGCAACCATACCCCTTTCTTCCGCCCTAAATTTATTATGCATCTGATGTTCAACATCCACATACTTTAAATCCTTACTCATATAAAATAAGTTTTTATATCCCCTATCAATTACCTGTTGGATAACTGCCCAACCAATATTTGCGTTTTCTATTACTAAAAGTGCTTCGTTATAATCGGTTGCTAAGGAAACTAAGAAATTTCCAAAATCTTTTGTATCTAATTTTCCTTTGTATTCTGCTACTTGTACCGAATTAACAATATCAATTACTTGTGCGGCGGAGTAATCCGTAGAATCTCCACGTGCAACGTCCGCAACAACCATATATGATTTTTGATAATCGGGGTATTCCCATTTCCAAAGATTTCCATCAAAACCAGTTTTTTCTAATGGTTCTTGTACAAAAGTTTCCCTATAAAACATTAGAAGTTGTGGGTCTATGACACTATCACCGGATGATACGAAATCACAATCACATTCCTGTGCTGCACCCTTTGCTCCTAAAAGTATTTGTTGTTCATCTCTCCATTCTTGATTTCTTTCAGGATGAACCGTCCAATGTAAACGGACTGTATTGAATCCATTAGTTCCATCCTCTGCACCAACCCAAGTCCTATGAAAGAAATTACCCACACCATTAGGAGTAGAAAGAATAATTGCATTACCACCCGTTGATAGAGTAGATTGTGCAGATATCCAAATTTCTTCAATATTATCAATGAATGCTGCCTCGTCAAATACTAATAGGGATAGTGCTTCAGAACGACCAGCATCACCTGCTGCAGAAGTTGCTTTTGCCTGTGAACCATTTGAGTATCGTAATGAAAGTTTATTATCTTCAACTGTTGTTTGTTTTAACCAACTAGGTAAATATTGATTCATTACCCTAATTTTAGTAATAAGGTTTTTAGCAACTTCTTGTTTAGTTGCAATTACCAATACGTTAAAATCTTGATTAAATAACATCTTCCACAATGCAAATCCCGCAGTTAAGGTAGATATACCCGTTTGACGAGATTTTAGAATGATATTATATCGATGGTCTTTGAATTGTGTTAGTGTATTTTCTTGAAATGGATATAAATGAAATGGTATTTTACCGCGGACAGGATGTTGAATCATACAATACTTTTTCATAAAGTATATAGGGTCACCAGCACATCGTTGGTATTCTAATTTTATTATATCTTTTAAAGAAGTTCCTGCCATTATTGTTTTGTATTAAACGTAATGTTCACAATTATGTTCTTTTAAAATTTCGAACGCTTTATTACGGAACTCTTCTATTTTTTGTAACTCTTCCTTACCATTTGTAATAATTTCCATTATTTCTTTTTGGGTTTCCTCTACTGAATTAGGTAATTCCCATTTTTCCGTAGTTCCATCCTCATTAACGTATTCGTAGTAAGGTTTCACATCATCGTGTGCTTGTTGGAGTTCTTCTAATTTTATTTTACCATCGATTATCATACGAGTATATATTTTATAATCCTCATATTGTTCCCATACTCCGGCAACTCTCACATTATGTTCTCTTTCCGCTAAACAATTGATACAATATCCAGTTTTTTTAATAACTTTCTTATGATTACTATTAATCTTTATTGTAGTACAATCTGGATTAGAACATCTTTCTAATTCTGCTATATATTTTCTGATTTCATCAAATGCTTCAGAGTTTTTAGAAGTTTTCATTGTGAATCCCTCTTTTTTCTCATATCTATGATGTTCGTCTTCCCATACATCACCAACCTTTCGTTCTACGTTAGCTTTTTCCCATCCTAACGCGGTAGTTTTTTCATATTCACCACCTGTCATAACCATATCCACCAACTTCCTACGAGTTGGATGCATAAACTTTTTGTTAAATTCCTTTGCCATTATTATATATTAGGTTTTTATTTTAATATATATATAAGTATATATAAAATAAATTATGCGTAAAAAATACCCAATAATTGATTCAGAGAGGCGAACGCTCCTGTTAATTTGAATGTCTGTCCGTTATATACAAATACAATTCCTTCGATTGGTACGATTCTTTTAGCACCACCGATTGCATTTAATCTTTTAAGTTCTAATTTTAGTTTATCTATCTTTTTCGGGTCTCCACTAGCTTGAACATCCTTTATAGTTTGTTCCAATCGTTTCTTCATATCCCTTAGAGCGGAATCTGGATTAACTGTTAATACCGATGCGGTAAATTCCAATACATCTGCACCAACTCCTAAGAAAATATCTTCAAATTTCATTAAGTTATCTTTTGAAATACCCTTATGGTCTTCCTTATCTATCTTAGTAGCCCATGCAAGGGTTTTTTCATCCTTAATTGAATTCTTATCAATACGGAATCCTTTTTCGTTAAACGCCCATCTCTTAACTAACCCCATTTTGGTGCCGTTATCTAATGTAGTTGGTGATTTCTTATCTACAAAGTTCTCCCACCATGCTTGATGGTAATCTGCAACACCTGCAGTATCTCCTAATCCAAATTCTTTTTGTAATTTAGATATCATAGTAAGATACTTACCTTTTTTAGATGATAGGTCTTGTGATTTTGGTAACTTTAATACCGGTGGTCCTTGTAGTGTATACTTTGATTGAACATCGGCGTTTACTTGTTTAAGCATTCCACCCAATACTCTACCTGCTTCTGCCGATTCCCCTATTGCATCACCATTCTCATCGTACTCCATTGTTCCGTGAAATACTAATAGTGGTTGTCCGTAAGGAATGACGTTGACTGAGGTAGGGTATATCACCTCTATGTTCATAAAACACGAACCATTCTTAAATACTTTATCTTTTTGTGCTTGGGATAATGATTTTATAGCATTAGATAGGTCTTTCATAGCGAAATTGTAGGCATCAGTTAATTCACCTCTACCCGCAAACTTATCTGCTACTCCGTTGATATCTAACGCCCCAGCACCTTTGTTTTTCAAATGTGATTTGTTTCTTGCTGCTACTAATCTACCATCTATCCAACTAATTGCTAATGCTTGACCATCAGTTTTCTCTCTAGCAAATTCTAAGTTACCATCCAATGCACGATTTACAATATCTTTAAGTTGTCCAAAGGTTAAATTGATTTCAGTATCAAATGGATGATTCATATGTCCATATGCACCACCTTCCATTATTAAGGATTCGGTTGTAAATACAGGAGTAGATGATTTAAAATCAGCTTTTCTCATTACCGTCTTAGCAATCAATCTATCAGCCACTTTAATAAATGCTATGTTGATATTTGATACTCTATCTTTAACTACAAACTCTTTATATTGTTTTAGGAACTCTAAAAATTTCTTTTTGTTTCTAGCCAATCTTTTGAATAAACCTGTTAGTTCTGCAGGTGATATTTCTTTACCATTTCGCGGGTCGTTTAACCTTTGAAAGAAATGGTCAGTTTCTTTTCCTAAATCAACATCAGTTGGATTCATTTGTGAATCGGCATATTTTTCAACCGCATCCATATCGGTTTTTGCCATTTCAACTTTAACTCTTTCTCTTAATACTGCACTTTGAGATGAATAAAAGTATCTATCAATTAATTTATTTTCTAATTTTTTAAATCCTGCACTCTTATGACAATTATGGAATGGATTTTGTTGTTTTACTAAAAGTATTTGATGTGTTATCTCGTGTAATATTGCCCTTTCTATATCAGTAACCTTACTCAAATCAAAGGTAATATATTCTGGTATAAATGTTTTAGCATCATAAGTAGTTGCTGCACCTGCGTGACCAACTGAACCGAATTTTACTGCAATAGGTTTTATATTTAAATCCTTACAAATTGCTTTGTAGTAATTTACAACACTTTCTTTTTTAACTTCAGTAATAACACCCTCTTCTATTTTAGTCTCCGATGTATTATTATTTTTCATTCGTTGTCTACGCATATCAACGTGTGAATTACCAACCGGTGCAATTACTGTATATCCAGCATCCTCCGCCTCTTTAATTTTTCTATCTAGTTCTTTTTGACGAAATCCGTTGTATGCTTCTTGTGCTTTAAATATTTCAGTTTCACCATATCCATCATCATCTCTATAATTTAGTTCATAAAGGTCTTTTTGTTGTGAATCAGTTAGGTTATCCCAATCAACCTCACCATCAAACTCACTACTACCACCTTTTTTTGCTTGGTCTATTAACCATTCTTTTCCTTCATCATCTAAATAATCTTCAGGTGACATATTTTCGTCAGGACCATCTTGTCCATACATATTTGACCACAATGCAGCTTTAGCTTTAGATTTACTACCACCTACTGATTTTGCTACTTCATCAAATACTGGTGATTTATCATCCAATACGTCTGCGTTTTCATCCCAACTACTTTCTTCTGCATTATCAAAGTGTCCTTTTACTGCATTTCTAATTTCATTTTGTTCTCCGCCAAATTCAATATTACCATTCTTATCTTTACTCATACCACCCTCACCTACAAACATTACTTTTGTATTTTTAGGTAAAGTTTTTATTTGTTCTATTGTTTCTTTATTACTTTTTTTTCTTTTTCCGTGCTCAACTCCAATAATCAATGAACCATTTGGTGTTACATCAATATCTAATTCTTCACCATTTTTTGTTTTTCTATTCTTTAATTTATTTGCTACTTCGGCAGTATCAGATGATGATTTTGTAGGTTCTTGTTTTGGTTCTTCTTTAGGTTGTTTAACACTTTTATCATGTTTAAACATATCCGCACCTTGTACTGCTTGACCAGTTGGTTTGGCTTCACCACCTTTATCATCTACCTCAATAGGATTATATTTTCCACTATCATCTTTTGTAAATAGAGGTGCACCTTCTACATCTTTTTTACTTTTTTCTTTGTATTTACCATACCCAACATGCACGTATTTATCATCCTCACCATCACTTTCAAATAGTGAATCTAATAAATCAGAATAATCAGATAACAATTCTGAAATAGAATCTTTTTGTTTAGTTTTCTTTTTCAATCTCTTTTCTGCCTTTTCAATTTTTTCAATTTCTTGAGTGACATCAACATCATCAAACCCAAGTGGATATGTAGTTGGTTTATTCAAACTTCTAGCGTTGTTTTTTGTTTTAATTTTAAAAGTTATTTGGTTTTCATCATCGGATGCATATATTGCATCTGCTTTTGGAAAATCAGTTTGGGTATAACCTCCCCTAACAAACCAATCATCACTACTATTAACTCCATCATCACCACCCAATACTCTTGCTTTACCTTTTGGTAAGTATCCACCATCGGGTTGTGAATCATCACCGCCAGAGACAGTTGCTGCCTCTTTAAAAATATTTTGTTTTGGTAGAATTCTAAATGTAGCTACTTTTTTACCATTAATTGTTGGCATTCCATGTTCGTCTTTACCAATTGTCTTAACTACTGTTTTTTTATTTTTAAATTTACCCATTAAGATAGTATCACCTATTTCAACATCTAATTTAATTTCTTCGTTTACCTCATCTTCATCATCTAACTTTTTACGCATCTTTTTGACGTCTTCAGGTTTAGGTGCACCATTAATTGTTCCGTTTGGAAGTGATAACCCTATACCCGTACCACCTGGCATTCCTTCGCTCATAGTTTTAAGTTTAAGAGTAATCAGTTTGAATATTTTTTCATCAAACTTTGGATATGCTTTTAAGAATCCAGCCTTTTGTTGTTCTTCATCACCCTTACTTAACCAATTTCGTACATTAGTACCTGATATTGGGTTTGATTGTGATGGTGAAACATATACATAACCCCTTTCCTTATATCCTTGTTCTATCTTACCTTTATATTTTTCAAAATACTTTCCACCCAATCTCATCTCATCTTTTTCACCAACAACACTTATATAACCAGTTGTAGTTTCATCGAAGTTTTTTAAGATTTCAGTAGGTGCATAAGGATTCTTAATCTCAACTATTTTGTTTGATGGTATACCAAACATTTTAGTCATGATTATTTTCTTTTCCTTAAAATTAAATGGAGATTGTCTATTATCGGTTTTATTAGATGTACCAATAAACACTTTATCCTTACCAAATTTCTTACAAAGATTTTGATAAGTTGCGTAGTGGCCTTTGTGAAAAGGTTGGAATCTACCTGAATATACTACAACAAAGTTGCGTAATTCGGTATCTTCTAATAAAATTTGATTGACAAGATATTGACTTAGTTCATTCATATATGCAGTACTCTAATAGTCTATAAATATAAATGATTCAATAATTAGTGATTTTTATAAACAAACGGGTCTCTCTTACGAAGTTCTTCTAACTTTTTTTTATAAAGTTCCATTTGTTTTCTTTTATTTCTTTTTTTATTAAAGAAATCTAATATTTTTTTTAATAATTTCATTTTAAAGTAAATAT